TCGCTAAGGATATACTAAGGGTGGTTGCAGTAGGAATAAAATCCTAAGGGTGGGTGGTTCTATGATAAACTATGAAGTTTAATAGGGAGTAACAAGAGTAACTGAGGTAGTCTTTGTAACTCGTTGAAAAACAACAGAGATTTACTTATTTACTTTACTTAGTTTTACTTCTGTTATCTTAGAGTAATAAGAGTGTAGTCAACTATGCCTATTTAAAGGACAGCTATCTATTTATAATAATAAATTTAGCTAAACAGACTAACTAAAGTAAATAAGTAAAAAATTGTTGTTTTTCAATGAGTTACACAATCTACCGATGTTACTCTTGTTAGTCTTGATCATGGCGGTAGACATAATATGTTAATATACGGAAATATTATGAGGGAGTATGTGTATAGGAGATCTATTAGGTAAAGAAAATAGTGAGTAAGTGTCTGGGTAGTTATGACGGATGATAGTTTTGTTTGATAAAAATGACTAAAAAACCTTAGGGTCCGACCTACCCAGTCCAAAAATAGCTTTTAGAAAAACCCCACCCGAAAATTCGACGGATAGGGTTTAAAATAAGTGGCAAAATGAAAACGAGGTTTTTACCTAGGCTAAACTTAGTCCACTATGTGTAATGCCGCAGACGGTTTATTAGGTCCTTTAGGTACTCTTACCTCACCAATGTTAGGATCAGGATATCTCATGACAATATACTTGTCGGTATATCTCACGACCTCAAAAGGGATCGAGAAGTCAACATCCGCAAGTCGATCCGTAGTAGGCGTAGAGTAGTTGGCATTGATACGTAGGAGGACCGCAGCTCCAATAGGTGGTATTGCAGCAGGATCATGTCTCCAGATTTGTTTCTTAAGCAGAGCCTTCGAAGTTCTATAGGCCTTAGAGCCCCGTTTCCTAACTTGACTATGTATTGATAACTGCGCCATAAGAGACCTCCTAAGTATCCGCTGGTAAGGTGTTAATCTAGCTGGTTTGATAAACATGTGAGTATTATATAATAAAGGTCCTAAGGTCATCAACAGTTATTTTCAGTGCGTAATTAAACGGACCAGGTAGGTCCTTGAGGGCATGCAAAATTCAAAAAGACCAGGTAGTGTTTCTAGCAAACCGGCCACCAAGACCGCCCCACACGACGGACAAAAAAAAACCGACATAAGTCGGTCTTCTTCTTTTTTTTTGTCGGAACTATTTATTGTTCCAGCCCCTCTTTATTTTTGTGATCATAGGTAGGATTACGTCTTGATCATAATTCGGATGTTTGTACCAATAGTTCATTTTTCGTTCACAAATGGTAAGTTCTTTAGTTGCTTGTGTACATTCATTTCTTGTTGAGTCCTTATGGTTCAAAATGAACTTAAGGAACATGAAATTTTCATAATGACGTATATAGTGTCGATTTGCATTTTGTTCGTGGTACGGTACTGCTGATTTTGGATCAAAAGTGTTTGGTTGGGTATTGGAATAAATGAACATAATGTTACCTATGTTTGTTGAACTATACCTTATTATAAATCATTTCCTAGGACCCTTCAACATGTCATTTAAGAAAATTTAAGGACCAGGCCAGGCCTTATGCCAATAGGGGCCCCAACGACCGCCACTAGCGACCCGGTCCATCCTAGGGATAAAAAGACCCCGACGGGAGGTGTCGGGGTCTCTGATAGTCCTATTCAGTTGTTCTCCTTCCTCCAAAGTAAGAATTTCTCTGGGCAGTGTTTCCTACAGAAGGCCCCAAAGGAAAACCTTCTGATACCGACAAAATCCATAAGGGTCTTAAGGTGATCGATATCTTGGTTACCCAGTTCAACATCACGTGCGACCTCTTCCAGTATGGTAAGCTGGGTATCATTCAGATACTCTTTGATGTCGGATAGGGCATTTTCATCTGCCGAAGATCTGGAATACTTTATCGCGGTGTGCATGGCTGTCTCCTATTGTGGAATGTAGAGGAAGAGTAGTATCAGGACTCCGAACGTTATGAGCCCTGACACTATGAAGTACTTGACTAGCTTCATGCTTCGCTAGTCGCAGGAGCTTGGAGATCCTGTTCGAGAACATTGCGCACGTGCTGGTAACGCTTGTTCAGGAATCGAGCGATCGAAGCTCGCGCATGGTTCTGCGCATTCAGATATCGGATCTGAGATGAGACACTGGTCAACTCATTGGCCTTAACGATCTTTGCCCATTCGGTCTTTGACATCTGAATGTCAGGTGACTTCGCACGACCCTTTTTCTTAGGAGCTTCAGTAGGCTCAGGAGTCGTTGTGTCAGAAGTCTTTACATTTGCTTTAGACATAATATGTCCTTTCGTTTGGTTTGTTTTATTGACTCGTTATTGAATCAATATAAATATATTATAGCTTCGCATAAGTGACCCCAACGTTTTTCTGTAACATAATCTGTTTTTGTTTGCTGCATCTTTAACATAATATGATATTATCGCCTATTAACATAATATGATATTATCGCCTATCAAAGAGTAATTTTCGGATGCGGATGTGACATATTAGGTCCCGGCCACTAAGGGTGTTCTAAAATTTCTAAAAAATTACCTTTCCCAAAACCATGGTGGCCATTATCACTAAATACCTCAAGCACCGTATGTTAATGATAATAGTCAAAGGAATATAACAATGAGGATAGTGATGATAATATTAGGGTTCAACTTTAAAGCGCTCTTTGGTCACTACAACAGCTACAGTTCTCTTTCCGCGTTATTACCAGGCTGTATTTTTTATAGGTAAGGTCCTTGAATTATGTTGATCTTGTATAGATAGTCCTATATTATAAAGAGACGTACAATGTCGCAATGGTAGGCCAATGTCCTTGCATGAGAATGATCCTAACGAAATTCCTATTCATGTAGCTCCTGAACCTAAAGCATTAGTGCCTCAGGGTGAGCCTGTTATTGAATCTCGTGCTACTATTATGGCTAAGTTAACACAGACGCTGTCGTTAAATGATTTAGGATTACCTGACTTCATATATCGTACAGATTGTATTCCAGTACATTTTTATGAAGAAGATACTACAGAAGCTGAACGTATTAGTATTTTGCAAGCAGCTTCTTTACCTTTAGAATATTTTGAAGGTTATCCTACACAATCAAATGGATCAGCTTTCTGGTCTAAGATGGAATTTGAACCTCAGGAAGCATATCATGCATTCAATACTTATTTAGGTATTGTCGAAATTAGTGATGATTCTGGTTCCCTAGTTGCTCCTGTTCGTACTTTTGGTGCAGTCGCAGCAGCTACAAGATTATCTGAAAGCGATCTTAAAGATCTTGCCAATATGTTCTATTGGAAGTTCCGTGCCAAAGCATATGATATGTTTATGGTGGCTTCTTTCAGTAAACAAAAAGAGCGTCGTTCCTTAATTCTTGAAGATAACCATTTTAAAGTTGCTAACCGTTGGATTGATAAGCTTGAGAAAAAAGCTGAAGAAATGTTCAACGATGAAGATGCCATGGAAGATTTAAAACCCAAAGAAGTTTTGTCTTTAATGTTAGATTTTGCCAAGTATCAAAGAGTTACTGTTGGGCTACCTGCTAATGGAGGACAACAAACTAAAGACGATGTGCCTAAGAATGCTTCTTTAGAAGTTTCTATGCGGACTGTTGCTAAGCAAGCAGGGGAAGAATCTAAGACAATTGAAATGGATAGTCAAGGCATCGAACAGTTACTTGATGATCCTGAATCAGCTCAGCAAATGCAAGAGCTCATTATTAAGGCCAATACCCGAAAATGAGTTATGTAGAAGAACAGTCAAAAAGGTTATTGGAGAACTATAAGTTTACTCCTGCTACATTAGCACAGAAGTTAGATCCTTCTTGGATTCCTGCTGATTGGTTAATGTATACCTCTTTGAAAGTTGCTGCAGCTATTAAACAAGGTAATGGGCGTCTTATTATATCAGCTCCTCCACGGCATGGTAAAAGTAGACTAATTACTATCTTTACGTCCATTTGGATACAGGAAATATTCAAAACAGTAAACATTATTCTCACCTCATATGGTGGGGAATTATCAGTTGATTTTGGTCGCGAAGTCAGAAACATAATTCAAGGGAACCAGGATCTTTTAGATGTAAGGATTTCTCAAGATCGTTCGAGAGCAAATGCTTGGAAGAACCAATGGAATGGTGGCATGGTTTCTGTTGGTCTTGGTGGTGCTATTACAGGTCGGGGTGCAGATGTACTTCTTATTGATGACTACATTAAAGAAATTAAAGAAGCACTTTCCACTACTACAAGAGAGTATATTTGGAACTGGTTTACTACTACTGCTTTTACTCGCTTGGAACCTGGTGGAACCTGTATCATCATTGCTACAAGATGGCATCACGATGATCTTATTGGCCGCATCCTAAAACATAATCCAGGAGGCGCTTGGGATTATATTCATATTCCAGCAGAAGCTATGGAAAATGATCTCTTAGGTAGAGCTATAGGAGAACCTTTATTTCCTGAAAGGTATCCAATAGAAGTATTACGTGAAAGGAAAGCTGTTCTTGGTTCTTTCTTCTACAATGCTCTTTATCAGCAGATTCCTGAAAATCCTGAAGCCGCTATTACTGATGCTGATTGGCTGGATATTATTGATTTTGTTCCTGATGTTGATAAATTGCCTAAAGCTCGGGTTTGGGATTTGGCAGCTACTGAAGATGCGGGTGACTTTACTACCGGTGGTTTGTATACTTATTCTAAACCTATAGATACATTAAACATCCACAATATGATCCGTACTCAAAAGTCACCTGGGGGAGTAGAAGACTTAGTCCGCAGAACTGCTATAGCGGATGGAACTAATACTAAGATTTATATTGAGCAAGAACCTGGTTCATCAGGCAAGGCATTAATTCATCATTTCCAAACTACAGTACTACCTGAATACCATGTAGAGGCAGTTCCAGCTACTGATGGTAAATTATTCCGAGCTCAACCGATGTTAGCGGCTTCAGAAGCTGGTAAAGTCAAGTTAGTTAAAGGTAATTGGAATAGTAAATTTATTGATGAGTTTGGTGATTTCCCTGGAGGAGCTCATGATGACCAGATCGATAATGCAGCAATTGCATATACCAAAATGTCTGGTAAAACAGCTTATAGAGCTTCTTGGGGTAGAGACACTGAGAGAAGAAAAATAAATTCCCCTTCATTGAGTTCCTCTTCAAGATCTACTAGACGTAAGAATCGTGTTTTACTACCTAATGTTTCAGGCGCAACATGGCGAGTTTAAGCCTGGTTAATTAATAGGATATATTATGACACAGCATCCAATGGGATTTTTAAGAACACTAGGCCAAATGGTTAGTCGTAATGGATTAGCTTCCATTTTCTCTAATCGTTTTGAAGGGGCTCGTCAGTACTATAAAATCTTTGGCTATCAAGATAATCTGCAATATGAACATTTATTATCTAAGTATACACGTCAAGGAGTAGCTTCACGTATTGTAGAAGCACCCTCACAAGCATTATGGGATAATCCTCCTGTAATTACATCCAATGATGAAGATTGGAATAATGCTTGGAATAGGCTTGTTGTTAAAAACAATCTTTGGCAAGCATTATTAAAAGTAGATAACCTTTGCGGTATTGGACGTTATTCTTGTTTATACATTGGAGTACAAGGGCGTCAAAAACCTAATGCCCCTGCAAATGGTGAATTAGCTTCAGGACTTCGAAATGTCCTATATCTACAGCCTTATTCACAAGTATCTGCTGAAATAGATTCTTTAAGCAATAATCAAAATAGTCCTCAATACTTATTACCCTATACATATACAGTATATCCATTTCGACAAAATCAAGGAGATATTGCAGTTAAAACTCCTGAAACAGTATCTTCTTTTAAAGTACATCATTCAAGAATGTTGCATGTAGCCGAAAATACTTTAGAAGATACTGTATATGGTTTACCTCGCATGGAAAGAGTATTCAATGATCTAGATGACCTTTTAAAGGTATCTGGAGGCACTGCAGAAACATTCTGGCTTACTGCCAATAGAGGTATGCAAGTAGACATTGATAAGGAAATGGAGCTATCTCCTGAAGATGCTGCAGACTTATCAGAAGAATTGGATGAATTTCAGAACCAACTACGACGGTACGTACGTACAAGAGGGGTCAAAATCGAGAGTATTGGGTCAGATATCCCCAAGCCTAAAGAAACTTTTGAAATGCTAATTTCCTTGATTTCAGGTGCTACTGGAATACCAAAACGTATTTTAATTGGCGCTGAAGCAGGACAGTTAGCATCTGAACAAGATAGGGCCAATTGGGCTGATCGTGTTGAGATGCGTCGTAAAGATTTCGGTGAGCCTGTAGTATTATTTCCTCTTATTAGTATCTTAACTAATCTTGGGGTATTGCCAAAACGTGATGATATTGAAATTGTTGTCAATTGGCCCGATGCTTACAAATTAAGTCCTTTAGAGATTGCACAGAAATCGGCTCAACATGCTCGTTCAGCAACAAACTTTGCAAAAGCCATTGACACAATGACTAATCTCAAGAAAGGTACTCCAGGAACAGAGCCGCAATTGGATGAAGATGGAAATCCTATTCCAGGTACTGGTACTGATGCTGAGCCAGGCATAGAGATGGATGATCTAATCTCTATTGAAGAAGCAAGAACCATGATGGAACTTGAAAATCCTGTACCTCAAATTAATGATACTGGAGATCTTCAGGAAACTAATTAATCCGTGATTTACAATAAAAATTCCTATATAATAATATAAGGACCAAGAGGTAATTATCATGTCAACTACCGCTTCCTCTCGAAAATTCTTTCAGATTACTCCTAGCGACGATGCTGCAGATAATTTTAAAGATACAAATACCCAAAAAGCAATATTTACAAGGGCTGTTTCGGCTACTGTCGAAGGGGTTCAAACAGTCATCGACGTTGATGGTAACGAAGTACCAATATTCCTTTTTAAGGGATATAATCCTATAGTATGCGCTAGGGTAAAGACTGGCGGAGTAGCGTCTGACTTATGGGCATTTTTCTAATATGTTTGCAAGTATTGAATTAGGGTTATCCATAGTATCTGGTTGGAATCCTGCATATGGAATCAGTCCCAGTGCTTTATTCAGTGACTTCATAATCACTAACGCAGATGGAACGCTGACGACTATTGCAGCAAGCGGCCCGCGCGGGCTTGAGGTGTATGGGGAAGCTACGAACCTTTTGCTTGAGAGCCGTTGTGACCAATATTTTGTCGCCAATGGCACGACACCGCCCACAATCACTGATCAAGTAACGCATCTGGGTCAGTCAACAACAGAGGTGGCGTTCGCCGATACCTTGACGCCCGGTCAGTCAAATGCGGGAGCGCATAGGCCGGGAAAGGCCGCGCAGCTTCTGAGCGGTCAGAAATATACACACTCAATTTATATTGCATTGAACCGACCGCTTGTTGGTGGCGAGTTGGTCAAGATGCTATTTTCTGGATTTGCCGGATCAGTGCGACAAACAATTGATGCAGGGAACAGTGTGGACTTTGTTGGTCAGTTTGGTCGGCTCTCTTCACCTCAGTCGACCGTTGTGGTTGGGTCTGGCGGCGTCTACCCCATCATCTACATTGACGCCCCGCTAACCAGCGACCTAACCGTCTATGTCCATTCGGGGCAGACTGAGCTTGGTGATTTTGCGTCACCTTGGATTGAAACAACGACTTCTTCAGCAACCCGCGCGGCCTCTGAGCCAACACTGGTGCAGGGGTATGGGCCAGAATTAGCTACGCTTGCTAATTTTGACAAACGTGCAGAGACGGACGGAACTGTTACATTCCTACCTGACGGCACGTTGAATTTCGTGAACGGGCTGGCGGGACTTTCTACAGCAGTTTCGGAAGAGATCACAGGGCTGACGGTCGGTGCAACGTACCGATTTACGACTAGCGTCCGGCTTATTTCTGGTGCGGACCTAGTGACCGAATTGCGTACAGGTAGTGGAGGCGGGGGGGCGGACTTAGCGCAATCTTCATTCACGTCTTCTTCCACATTCATTACGCAAACCGTAGGCTGGGTGGCTACACAAACCAGCATTTTCTTGTCGGTACGGGCTGCTGTTGGTTCAGAGTTTCAAGTTGAAAGCGCCTCTTTTGCCGAAGTCCTCCCGTACCCCGGCTACGCGACAGAAGAACGGCTGGGGGATGAGCAAGTTGAGAACGGCGACTTTGCGAATGGCTTGACAGGCTACACTAACATCACAGCCCAAGACCCAGTTCTTCAAGATGGCGGCGTCTTCATTGAGCGTTCAGCAGATAACGTTACCAACACGTCCGTCGCACAGACCACAAATATTTCCGGTCTTCACGAGGTCTCTTATGATGTGCTATCGGGCTCAGGCAACCTTTTGGTGTGCGAGAGTGAAACAATTGCTGCAACCGTAGGGCGGCACACGTTTCAGAGAACTTTCTCAGATGAGAACAGGTTTTCCGCCCGATGTTTCGCTGGGGCGAATGCAGTCATCGACAACATCACCGTCAAACCCGTCTACCGCGACCACACATTCAAAGTCGAATGGGACGCTGACAGTGTAACGGGCGACCGTGTTGTCTGGGAGGGCCGCAAGGATGCCAACAACCGGTTGGTGCTTCATTTCGTCTCAGGCATCCTGCGCTTTGAGAGTTTCGTCTCCGGGTCCAGCGAAGGCTTTGTCGCGGTTGCCGGTGTCGATGATGGCGGAAGCCACAGCGCGGTGCTGTACTGGGATGAAGTCAGCGGCACGCTCTCGCTTGATGTTGACGGGCAGGGACTTGAAGGACCTGAGCTTGTTACGAATGGTGGGTTTGACACCGATAGTGATTGGACTTTTATCGGCTCAAGTACCGGAATCTCATCCGGTACGGCTTTGGTGACGGACTCGGGCGCTGCGGAGGGTCGGGCCACACAGGCTTTAGCTATCGTCGAAGGTATACGATATTCGGTAGCGTTTACCATTTTGTCTACCGTTAGTAGCGGCGCAGTGACGCTAGGAGGCACGCGAACCGCCGCAGGCGGACTGGGCACACGTACGCTTGAGTTGATTGCAGGCTCAAGCGACAATGTCATAAAGCTTGGTACGAACACGGCATCGCCCGGTTCTTTTACTGAGTACGACAACATCTCCGTCAAAGCCACCTACACCCGCACCGGCCTGACACTGCCCACGAACCTCAGTCAAATAGCCCTGGGCCATTCAGGCGGTGCGAACCAACTTAATGGGCTGATTGAAGAGTTGCTTGCATCAAATAACAATAACCTTTTAGAATGGGTCTAGAAGATATTCACAATGACCAGCATAATCGAAGCTTTTACGACCTTTATAACAGCAACAGGTGTTAACGGATCAACAGCATTAGCTTTAGTTTTATCCGGGGGATTAGTTTATTTTATTCGAGAGTTAATTTTTAAGCAACGAGAAGACACAAAGGCGCAAATTGAGGCGTCAATGAAGACTGCAGAAGCCATGGATAAGATCATCCATACTCTTCACCTTAACCTTTATACCTTAGTAGCTGAACTTTGTCAAGCTAAAGGTATTCCAATGCCACGTTCGGGCGGTGCTGGTAAATAAACAATGCTTTATGCTATTCCCTTTGGACTTCTTTTAACTTATGCACTATATGCTGCAATTAGATCTAAAGGTTTAACTGAAATAAAAACGATCAGTTTACTATGGATCGTCTGGATTGCAAACGGGGCTATAAATTATACATTAAAAGATTCAACTCCTTACATGGAGTATGCAATATTAGATTTCGCGGCTATTTTAATTTTAATGCTTTTTCAAACGCGTAATTGGCAACATGTTATTGCAAGTTTATATGCTGCCATGATTTTGACACATTTTCTTTTATGGGCTGGTATTACATCGAATACATTGTTAGATACAGGACACCCATATCAAGACTTTCTTGCAGGGTTAGGGTATTTACAAATATTCTTTACCATTTATATTTCCAATGCAAGAAACCGATCTGATAATACTTATAGAAACTTTACTAGATGGTGTTTTGCTGTTGACCTTGTTTGGATGCGCTATTTGGGGCGTAGAAATAATGAAAGGCCGATTTAATGGCCGAAAAAATAAAGGAAATTGGCTTACCAAACTTTTTGGTAAGTGCAGTGACGATAATAGCTAGTGTAGTCATTACAATCTTATTAAATAACATTAACCAGAAATTAGGTCAGATACCTACCTTAATTGAGAAAGTAGAGACTATAGGCGAAGTAGTTAAAGATGATATCCGCCCTGAATTAAAAGAACAGCGTAATAGGATCACTGCCGCCGAAAGAGAAATATTCATGTTATCTAACGAAGTCGAAAACCTAAGCCGTCAATAATATTCTTCAAAAAGATCATTATTCCTGTTGATTAATTCTAAAAGGTCCTCTATAATTAAAAGGTACGACAAGGGCATAAAATGAGTTACCATAATTTAACAGTTCAAGTTGATTCTAGCCTATCCGAAACAAAAACGTTTATGGATAAAGATTATCTTGTAGTGCCTGTTATTGCGATGGTAGAAGGTGTTCGCTTTGGAGCTAACCAATCAGATGCGGAACTCGGACTTGCAAAAGATTTTGGTAAGTACCCTACCTCATGGAATAATATTCCTTTGGTTGTTAATCACCCTAAGATTGATGATTCCTTTGTATCTGCCAGCTCAGTTGAAGTTCGAGAAGAATTTTCTTTCGGATTTACAAATGCTGCTAAAATCGAAGACAAAAAGCTTAAACTTGAAGCTTGGATAGATACTTCTCGTGGAGATGATATTGATGAAGTACAAGAGTTCATTGATTTAATTGAAGCTGATGAAGTCATCGAAGTTTCAGTAGGCTTCTTTGCAGATGTAGAATCAAAAGAAGGATCTTTCAAAGGTCAATCCTATTCAGGTATTTGGCGTAACATCGTACCTGATCATTTAGCACTCCTAACAGATGAAGTAGGCGCTTGTTCAATTGAAGACGGCTGCGGGGTGCCTCGATTAAACAAAGGACAAGATATGTCTTTAAAAACAGATAATGCCAAATCCAAGGAAGCTTGTCCTTGCGGGAACTCAGAATCCGCGTGTTCCTGTTCTACAACTACCGTTAACTCTAGCCCCGCCAATACGGATCCAAATACTGTACAGGTAATTACCGTTGGGGCTGTATCAGGTAAAATTACAAGTAATAGTGTTTCTCGACTTTTATCACAAGCCCTTCTAAAACATTTCAAAGAAGATGATTATGTTGATTGTTGGGTAGTTTCATATACAGCTGGAGAAGAAAGTACTGTTGTCTTCACTAGCTGGGTGAGCGGTCACGGTTACGTGACTAAAGGCGTCAAATTTAATATTGACGATGAAGGAATTGTTACATTTGAAGGTGATCCTTTTGATGTAAGAATTGTTGAAATGGTCATTGCTGAATTTGATGATGATGGATCGGACGAACAGGAGAACAGCATGTCCAATCAAAATGGAAAGACTCAGGATAATGGTACTCCTGAGAAGTCTGACACTTCCCCAGTAAGTGTTACAATTAATACTACGCAGCCAGAAGTAGTAACATCAGCTACTGAACTTGGTACTAATGAACCTGCAGTGCAGGCAGAAGCACCAAAGGTTCTTTCTCGTGAAGAAGCTATTGCTTCAATGACACCAGAAGATCAGCAGCTGATTAATGATGCTCTTGCAGTACAGTCAGCACAGAAGGAAGAAGCTATCAAAACGCTTAAAGCAACTAACCGCTGTAAGTTCGATGATACTTTCCTTCAGGCACAATCGCTTACAACGCTTAACAATCTTGTAGAATTAGCTGCTGCTGAATCTACAATTGAAGTTCAGGCTGAAGGAAATGATTATAGTGGCCGTGCTGCTCCTGTAAATCCTGCCAAAGCTCCAACTACTCAATCAAGCGGTATTGTACCAGCACCTAAAGTGTTTGAAATTAAAAAGTCAGGTACAGCTGCTTAATTCGTAATTGATGAAAGGAATGATTAGCAATGGCTAATACAATTCAACTTAAGGGAGCCCCTATCCGTAAGGAAGGCGTCGCTTCAGAAGCTATGAGCCCAGGGCATTTCGTAGTTTCAACACCTACTACAACCAAAGGTACTGGTAGTCTTGCATTTCCAGCTGCTCTTGGTGATGTAGCTCAAGGTGTTGTTTATGAAGATGAAATCGAAGGCAAGGGTATTACTGATGCTTATGCAGTGAACGACAATGTTCTTTATGGTGTATATTCCAAAGGCTCCGAGGTTCTTGGACGTCTCCCAGCAGGTGCTGCCGCAGTAGCTGTAGGAACTCCACTTGCCGTAAATACTGATGGTACGCTTGCGCCAGCTACTATTGGTACACATTATGTGGCGTGTACTGCAATTGAAGCAGTTGATAACTCGGGTGGTGGCACAGAAGTCTTCATTCAAGTTGAAATTGCTTAATTGAAAGGAACTACGAAAATGGAAACTGGCGCAGAAATTGATGTCGTCCACTCAGGAGGTGCAGTTTCAGGAACTTTAGCTCAGCGCCTTCTTGAAACTAACTTTAGCGTAGATGCATTGCGGCCTTGTGCTGATCCCAATTCACCTCATGTGCAAGCAACTTTGCGCCGGGATGAATGGATTCAGTATGATACTGCAATCATCGAAGTTGCCCAACAGCGTCTTGTTGGTGTACAGGATCTCATGAGTCGAGGTCTTACTTACGATCTTCCAAACGCACTTGGTAAAACAAGTATTGAATGGGAAACCGTAAGTGATATGGATGAAGCCGAAACGAGCATGGCAGGTGTAACGCGTGCTCAGAATGATCGGATTGATTTCGATATCACAAGCATGCCTGTACCTATTGTACATAAAGAGTTCTCACTTAACATTCGAGCTCTTAATGCTTCTCGGACTACAGGTACTGCTCTTGATACTACGCAAGCACGTTTAGCAACTCGTAAGGTAACTGAAAAGATTGAGCAGATGCTTTATCTTGGTTCTACGGTTATTGGCTCAAATAGCCCCATCTATGGTTATACAACAGCCCCTAATCGTAATACCGGTTCAGTTACTGCAAGCTGGGTAACTGCTACAGGTACTCAGATGCTGACTGATCTTATCGCTATGATTAATGCAGCTAATGCAGTTAATATGTATGGCCCATTCATCATGTATGTTCCGCTTGCTGTCTTTACCCATATGGGCGAAGATTTTAAAGCTGAATCTGATAAGTCAATCATGACTCGCCTTCTTGAAACGCCAAATCTTACTGAGATTAAGTCCTCTGAAACTCTTACAGGAACAAACATCCTCTTAGTTCAGATGACCAGTGATGTTATTGACATTATTGATGGCATTCAGCCTACTGCAGTTCAGTGGGAAACTGAGGGTGGTTTTGTGCAGAATTTCAAAGTGATGGCTATTATGCCTCCACGAGTGAAATCAACGTACACTACTCAGTCAGGTATTGTACACTATTCATAAGTAAATTTGTTAGAGGGGTCGAAAGGCCCCGATAACATTTGGAGGTTAAAATGTCAAAATATATTCTAGTAAAAGGTGTCTTTCGAGACAAAAAAGGGGAACTGGTTCCTCACGGTACTGCCGTAGAATTGAATGCTGATCAAGCATCTGCTTTTTCTGATATGTTTCAACCCGCAGCAGTCTATGAGGCAAATTTAAAAGCTCAGCAAGCTGTTCTTGAAGCTGCAGAAGTTGTTGAAACTGAATCAAAGCCAGAAGCGGAAACTGATAAAGATAAAGATCCTGCTCCCGCGGCTGATAAGCCAAAAGCACCAGTCGCTAAATAAGATCAGAACTAAGTAGGTATTAGAATTATGGCCGTAACACCAGAAGAAGTGAAAGGCATATATCTAGAGGTTTCAAACCTCACGGATGCGCAAATTCAACCCTTCATTGATGTTACTGACGCCGTAAGTGCTAAATTTTTAGTTTCTAGTACCTACTCACCTGATCTCATTAAATCGATAGAACTATACCTGACTGCTCACTACTTATCTGTCTCGATGGAAAAAGGCGGACTTGAAAGAAAGAAGACTGGTGATTCCGAAGAGCGTTATCGTTCTCTTTCTACTGAGCAATCTGGTATAGCCCTGTCTGTATATGGACAACAAGCTTTAGCATTAGACTATGATGGAGAACTTGCTTCTCTAGCTTCTTCTGAACTATCTGCTCAATTCAGGGTTGTGTAATGTAATGTTAACTACGGATTATAAACAAGAAATGACCTACTGGGGAAATCCAGTAACTACTTCTGTAGGAGGTATTTCTTTTGATGCTCCAGTAGCTTTAAAAGTACGTTGGGAAGAGCGTGCCGAACGTTTTTTAGATACCAACGGAGAAGAAGTGGTATCTAGAGCAGTTATTTGGGTTAAGGAAGATGTTGATATTGGAGGATATGTTTATTTAGGCAGCTCAATATTAACTGATCCTACCGATTTAGATGATGCATATCCAATTAGGCAATTCTTTAAAATTCCTGACCTAAGAAATTTATTTAATGAGAGGAGAATTTTTCTTTAAATGACCAGGTTTCGCCCTAGAGTCGGACGTCAAGTAGTACGGAAAAGTGTATCTGAACCTACTAAAGCCGATACTTTTGCAGCTAGGGAATCTATGAAAAGAATCATCAGTAATTATGAGGACTTCATAAAACATGTTGAAAAAACCACCCCAGAAATCTTAGTTGAAGCATTAAGACCAACCTTTAAAACAGCTAAGAAGTATACTCCTAAAGATACTGGAGTTTTAGTGAATTCAGGTTATTTAGAGATTATTTCATTTAGAGGAAAACCTACAGTAGAGATTGGTTTTGGTAAAGGCGGAAAACCTGATTATGCAGCTACTGTTCATGAGAATTTAGAATTTAAGCATAAAGCGCCTACTAGAGCTAAGTTTCTACAATATGCTTTAAATGAGCATCAAGGCCAAGTCGAAAAAGATATAGTCAAGCAACTAAAGGCAATTGTTGAATAATGCAAATGTTACCTTCAGAAGGTTTAAAATTACTGTTAGTTGCTGCAGGATTTCCCGATGGCGGAGCAACAGACTGGGCTACTTATTTAGGAAGGCGCCCAGATAAACCAAATAGGATTGTTACTTTATATGATAGTGGGGGAGGAACCCCTAATCCTAAATGGTTAATAGATGAACCTAGTGTTCAAATTAAGGTAAGAGGTAAATCAGGAGATTATTATCCTGCATTTGAAAAAGCACAAGAAATAAAAAGAATACTACTAGGTGCTCCAAGTCAAGATATTGGAGGAGATCGTTGGGTTAATTTTAATATGGCAGGAGATATTGGTTATCTTGGCCTAGACAATAAAGATCAGCCTGACTTCGTTTTAAACTTTAACCTAATTATAGAACCCGCCGCTCAAGTCGGTGATCACAGAGCACCCCTATAAGGAGCTAATTCCATGGCCGCTAAAAGTATTAAGTTATCTGATGATAATGTCACATTTTATACTCTCCCAGGTAGCTCTGGGGAAATTGCTAACGAAGCTGGTCTTTTACCAGATACTGTTTTTGGTCAAAATTTCGAATCTAACTTCCCAGGTTTGATTGATTGGACAATTAGTGCAGATGCTATTTTTAAAGGTTTTGCAGGTTATGTAGTAGGTTTAAAAATTACGGGTACTCCTACAGGAATGACGGCTGAAGCATGTTCATTAGTTTCCGGTAAAACTTACGAAATAACGGATACTACTAAACGTATCTTGAATCGCAGTTCATCTCCTGCTTTGGATATTCTTGATAATGGAGTTTCGGTAGCTGCTGCGAATATTGAATCAATTGATTATCTATTCGGTCAAGTTACTTTTGTAGCAGGTTATACCCCCACTACTCCTATTACAATGACTGGGGAATATTTACCTGCTACAGAAATTGCCGGCGCAAAGACATTTACTCTTACTCAGACAGCTAATCCAATTGATGAAAGCACTATTCCTATTGTAAAGGCTAATGACGGGCGTCGTGTTTATTCTTACGGACTTAAAACTGTATCATTGGATATCTCAGGAGTATATGCTTCTTCTAATGGTTTCCTAGCTAATCTGTTATCTCGGAATGAATTTATTCTTGAAATTAATCCTGATAATAGTGACTTGGCAGTTGCTCGTGGATTCTTCCGATTTACGACGCAAGGCCAATCAGGTAATGTGGGTGAACTTGAAGAAGAAACTTTGGCATTTACTCTTTCAGTTCCTGATGATGATAAGGCAGCAGCTCCTTTCTCTTGGAACATTGAAGGAGCATCTACCATCTCACCAGCTATCGCAATTGCAATTGCTTCTTGGCAAGATGGTACTCCAATATATGTACAGTATCTTCCAGATGGTCTTACTGGAGTTACCGGCGATGTAATTATTACTGATTTAAGTCTTGCCGGTGGACTTGAATCTATGAATACCTTTACAGTTAATATGCAAGGCTCGGATGCCCTCACTACTGTATAAGGTTTATAATTGACATAGGAGGTAATTATGTCAAACGAAGTCAATAATACAGAACTTGCTAAAGAAAAAGTACCCAGCCGCGATGATATTCGGGCTGCTATCTTTTCTTCAGATTCGAAAAAACCCCAAGTATTCTCTTTAACATTTTTCGGTCAAAAGCTTGAATTACGTCAGCCATCTGTTGACAACATTATCAAGTTAAGCGATGAAAGCAGTAATACCACAAATAATGTAGTAGATATTTTAATTGAATATGCATTTATTCCAGGTACTACAGAAAAAGTATTTGAGAAAACTGATGCAGATGCAATTAAATCACTTCCTTTTAATAAGGACTTTTCTGCAGTCATTGCAGGATTCAAAGAACTTACGGATATTAACTTGGAGGAAGAAGCAAAAAACTAAGATCTTCCCCTCTTATGTATAGTGTTATGACTATTGCATTTGAGTTGGGAAGGCCCCTCGAAGAAGTCTTAGGCTATCCAATCCAACATATCCGATATTGGCTCGCTTTCTTTAAAGTTAGGCAAGAGAAGATAAAAGCCGCAGAGACTAAGAATAAACCTAGAGTCAGGAAATGAACGGATAAGTAATGGCTATTAATTTAGGCGATGTAAATTTCCGATTAGGTGCTGACGCAAGAAGTTTGGGTAAGAGCGTAAAAATTCTGAAAGACTTCGGTAAAGAAGTTGATCGCGCAACTAACCTAACTTCTAAGGGTGCTGCTACAGTAGCAAGCGCATTTCGCAGGCAGGAAAAAGCTGCAGCAGATGCCTTGCGTACTGTAGTAAATATGAATCAACGTTTTCGTAATTCTGACTTCGGTGCTAAATTAGTCCGTCAGTCAAATAAAGCATTCAGAGATTACAATGCTACATTGACATCAGGACAATTAACAACTGTTGATTTCCAAAGAGCTCAAGTACAATTCCGGAATTCACTAGCTTCCACATCTCGGGAGTTTCGTAAGCTAAAAGAAGAAGCTAAGGGTGCTCAAAATCCTACTTCTAAGCTTACGACTATTCTTAGAGATATGGCATCTACTTCAGTACTTATTTCAGGTCCTTTAGGAGGTGTGGCAGCTCGCCTAACTACTTTGGCTAATGTATCGAGATCTGGAGGGGCTGCCGTAGCTGCCTTATTAGCAGGGGTAGCTGGTGGTGCTTTCATCTTCCAAAAATTCGGTTCTGCAATAGTTCAAACAGGTCAACAGTTTATTTCCTTTGAACAGCAGCTTTTATCTATCTCAGGTAATTTGATTGTTGCTAAAGCATCAATGCAGGATATTATTGATATTGGTCGGGATACTGGTCAAGTAATTTCTTCTATTGTTCCTGCTTTTGCAAGGTTCTCAGCAGCTGCTAAAGGTACTTCAATTGAAGGCCAAAATTCAGCTGAAATCTTCCGCAGTGTTAGTTTAGTCATGTCAAGACTTCAGGCTCCAGCAGAACAAGTATCTGGTGTATTTAGGGCCTTAGAACAAATTATGTCCAAAGGGCAAGTTCAAGCTGAAGAGTTAAGAGGTCAGTTAGGTGACAGACTTCCAGGTGCTATTCAGATTGCTTCAAGAGCAATGGGAGTAAGTACGGTTCGTTTAAATGAAATGCTCAAAGCAGGTGAAGTTCTTTCAGAAGAGTTTTTACCTAAATTTGCAAGAGAGCTAAGGCGTACTTTTGGTTTAGAAGGTGTTGAATCTATTGACAACTTCCAAGCTTCCATAAATAATATGCGTAATACTTTTGATCTATTATTGGTACGTTTCAATGAAGTTTCAGGAGCTAGCTTAAAAGTCAAGATAGGTATTGATCTTATTTCTTCTGGTTTGGATTTCTTAGCTACTAACGTAGAAGTAGTCATCGGATTAGTAGGAGCTCTTACAGGTGCTTTGATTGGATTAGCTGCTCCTGTAATCTTTACTTCTATTGGCGGATTAATCTCTTTAACTAGGACTCTTACTACTGCAATTGCTTCCCTAAACTTCGTAATGTTACTTAATCCTGCAGGAGCTCTTGCAGCTGGATTAGGTAGGCTTGCTACAGTCATTGCAGGTGGTACTGTAGGTTACTTAGCTTTCAAAAGTGCAGTTTCTTCTTCTAATATTGCTATGGCTACAGGGGGGCAGCAAATTGATGATTTCATTTCCGACTTTGATGAATTAGGAAGAGCTTCCAAAGAATCCGCAAGAGTTCTTATTCGTAATGTGCAGAGAACAATTGAAGCTTTAAATGAACAAAAGGAAGCTATTCGAGATCAAGCACAACCTTCATTTGCAGATAGTAACCAAATTGATTTCCTTGATGGATTACGCAGAACCTTAAATCAGCTACCTGTAATAGGGAACTTAATCACAACTGATAATGAAGCTTGGGCAGAAGCAGTCATTATCTTTGATGATCTCAAAGGGCAAATTGACGCTAATATAGTAAGGCTCAATAGGCTGAAAGAAATTGAAGCTGGATTAGAAGATCCTAGTCCTATCTTTGGTAAAAGCTTTATCAATGCTAAAGAAGACATTGAAGACTTGATCTTTGATTTAGAAAGCCTTAAAAGAATTGCTTCCAGCGGTCCTAATCTCAAAGATATCCTACGTGCAGAAGATCTTGAGAAAGCAAGGGAGACTGTTAAGGATCTTGGTGAGAAAGAAATTGCGGCTATTAACAATATTTTAATCGAAGCAGGTTTCTCAGCTGGTTCCTTAGTAGGTAATCTTGGCGCTTTGATCACTACTACAAGGGAATATGAAGAAACAATTGATAAACTTAAAGGAAGAGTTACCACTGAAAGAAAATATCAGCTTGCTTTAGATGAAACAACTCGCCGTATTGAGGCTCTAGGTGAAGGTACTAGGGCAGTTGAGCGGTTAGAGAATGCTTTAAAAATTGAAGGTACTATTCGTAGTATGCGGAAAGAGCTTGAGGATGCAGGATTCTCTTCTGATGAAGTAACTATGAAATTAAGTACCTTAAGTCTTGCTTTACAAGATCTCGATGCTGCAGAATTAGCTGCTGAAAAAGTAAATGCCTCTATGGAAGCCATCAATGAAGTAGGTGGGAATGCTGTAGATAATTTCTTCACTACCTTGATTGGCGATGCAAGACAAGGTGAATTATCGCTTGCTTCCTTAGCAGACTTTGCAGATTCTGTCGTAACTGATATCATCAATACCTTTACTAGGTTAGCTGTTATCAACCCAATTAAAAATGCTCTCTTTGGTGGAACAACTGGAGGAGCAGGATTACCTACTATTGACTTCTCATCCTTGTTTGCTGGGGGCTTTGCTAAAGGTGGATTTATTCCCCCTGGTAAATTCGGCCTCACAGGTGAAAATGGGCCTGAAATAGTTGAAGGTGGAAGAACCGGACGTACTATTACTCCTATCAATGACAATAATTCCGAAGGTAACATCACAGTTAACCAGAATAACTATTTCTCAGTAGGTTTAAATGCTGAAGTTAGATCTGAAATTGCTAAAGAATTACCTAAGGTTCAAAAAGCTGCTGAAGAAGGTGTAGCTAATAGAATAGCTAGGGGTGGTGGCTTTAATAAGAGAATGAGAGCTTAATATGGCAGCTACATTTCCATTGACTCCTCCTACAGTAGGTGGCTTACAAGCAGTTGCCAATCTTAGGTTGCAAAGGCAAGTTGGTCAGACAATGAGTCCTACTGCAGGTCCTGGTCCTACTCAAGAGTGGGATGGTGCCTGGTGGGCTGCTGAACTTATTACTATCCCTATGAGGAGAATACAAGCTAACTCTTGGAATTCATTTATAGTCTCCCTCAGGGGTAAGAGTGGATACTTTCTCATAGGAGACCCTGCTTCAAATGAACCTCTAGGTAATATGACAGGTAGTCCTGTAGTAGATGGGGCGGGTCAAACTGGTGATGCTATTTCAATAAGAAATGCTCCTATTTCTTTAACAGATGCATTATTACCTGGTGATTATATTCAAGTAGAAACTACCGCAGGTCCTAGATTGCATATGGTATCTTATCAAGGTGCTGTTAATACTGATGGTACAGGAAGAGCAGATATTCCTATTGAACCAGGCTTAAGAGATAGTCCTGCAGATGGTTCTGCTATAACATATATTGATCCAGTTGGAATGTTTCAATTAGCTACTAATGATATCGGCTGGGATATTTCAACAGCTCTCCGTTACTCTTACACTATTCCTATTATTGAAAAAATGGTTAAGGAAACTCCCTAATGGCAGACCGTAGTATGACATCAGAGATGGAAGTAGCCATCACTGAAGAACATACAATGCCCGCTATATTTGCAGAACTCCAATTCCTGACAACTCCTGTCAGATTTTGGAATGGATTCACTGAGCTTGATTGGAATGGTTTTACTTGGTCCGGTAAAGGGTCTTTTACGGGAATAGAAGGTGTAGAAGAAAATACTGACGGTACTTCTCAAGAGGTAATTCTTTCACTTTCCGGATTAGATAAAGATCTTGTTGCTGCTGCTTATGCAGATATTTATCAAGGACGTCAGGCTAAAGTATGGTTAGGCCTTCAACAGCTTATTGCAGGCTATGGTGTTGACCGAGTTTTAAACGGTACTTTTGATACTGACGATTCTAATTGGACAAAGGCTACTGCAAGTGATTTAACAGTAACTATTGTTTCAGGACAGGCTGTAGTTCAAAATACTCACGCAACAAACAGCAATGGAATATATCAGGATATTTATATTCCACCAGGTAAAGATTTCAGACTTGATTTTGCCCAGATTAGTTTTACAGGCACTGGTGGAATTACTATTTATGATGACCATGACTTCAATAATGTTATTTATTCTAATGCTTCACCAGATCCTACAGGTACGCAGGTAATTAATTCAGTATCAGGACGTATTCGTATTTATTTAAAGGTAGATGCATTATCAACAATTACCTATGATAATATTGTAGCTAGGCCTTTAATTATAAATCGAGATACTGAAATTATCCCTGATCCTGTATTATATATGCAAGGTATTATGAGTTCGTTAGGTGACGTAGTTGATGAAGGAGGGCAGGATGCTGTCTTATCATTGAAAGTCACTTCCCAATCTCTTAATCAAAGAAGCCCAAGACGTTGGAGATTAACTCCAGAACATCAGGAAGAATTATACCCTGGGGATACTGGACTTCGTTGGGTGACAAATCTTGCTCAACAAGACATTCAGTTCGGAGGATAAGTGAATGGCTAAAAATAAATTCAAACCTTTAATGAGACATGAATGGCCTCAAAACTGGCCTACCTTGCTTATTGAATATATTCAAAAAGCTGGTAGAGATCCTTTTCAATATGGTACTAATGATTGTGCTCTATTTGCATCTAACTGGGTTCGGAAAATAACTGGTTCAGATCCTGCATATAAATTTCGTGATCAATACACAAACGAAATGGGTTCTTATATGGCCCTTAAAAAGTATGGTACTGGGCGGCTAGATACTACATTCGATGAATATTTTGAAAGAGGAATTGTTCGTAATGCTCGTAGGGGTGATATTTGCAGTCATGTACCAGATGGTGATAGGGACTTAATGGTAATGGGTATTATTGCAGATGGAAATGGAGTTTTTCTGTCAGAACAAGGACTTACTACCTTATCTGTAATTCATATCAAAGAAGTATGGAAAGTTGGTTAAATGCCAGTTATTGGAGTTGCTGCGGCAGTAGGAATTGGTGGATCTTTGATAGGTGGTGCTGTTGGTGCCTTCTTAATCAATACTGCTATTTCATTAGCTGCCTCTGCTGCCTTAGGGTATCTCTTTGGAGAGAGTCCAGAGGCTGCTTCATTCAGTTCTAGCCTTAATGTAACTTCGACAGTTCCTGATGCCAACAGATCCATTATTCATGGACTTACACGAGTAGCGGGTAATCGAGTATTTGCAGAAACAAGTGATAATGGGCAATACCTTCACTTAGTACATATTCTAGCTTCTCATGAAATCGATGCTTATCAGAATCATTACGCAGGTACTAAGCAGTTATTACTTGATGGTTCTGGTATGGATACTGGAGACTATAATGGCCATCTTTGGGTTAAAGAATATTTCGGAACTCATGATCAAGTTGCAGATCCTGATTTAGTTGCTGAAACAACCTCATGGGAATCTACTGATAGACTTCAAGGACAAGCTTACGTTTATTATAAACTTAAATGGAATGCTGATCTTTGGGGCAATATTCCAAACTTTCTTGCAGATATTAGAGGACGTAAAGTTTACGATCCTAGAAACGTAGCACATAACATTAATGATCCTTCCACATGGGAATGGAGTGATAATGCGGCATTGTGTATTGCTGATGAATATAGAGGAGTTCCTTTATTAGATGGTACTGGAACCCTCAGACGCCTATATGGTGCAAATGCTCCTGATGAATTCATCGATTGGGATGAAATTGCCGCAGAAGCAAACATTTGTGATGAACTCGTACCCTTAGCTGAAGGGGGTACTCAAAAAAGGTATACAGTAAATGGAATATCTAACACAGGTACTTTACCTGAAACCGTCATTGATGAGATGCTTACATCTTGTGCAGGGATTCGTATTGACAATGGAGGTTTCCTCTCTTTACAAGTTGGTGCCCCTCGTGTAGCAACTATTCATCTTGATGATTCCGATATTATTGGGACTAGAGCATTAACGGATACCATTGACTTTGATAATGTATTTAATGGAGTAAAGTCTACATATCGAGGAGCTGAAACTCAATTTGCTATTACAGATACTCCTTCCTATCAAGATGCCGCACTAGTAACTTTAGATGGTAGGGAAAATTGGCTTGATCTAACTCTGAAATATATTGATACCGCTTCTAGAGGACAAAGATTACAGTTTTTAGCCTTAAGTGAAAACCGAAGGCAAAATCATGGTGAATTACCTTTTAATCTTAAAGCATTTAAACTAAGGGCTGGATCTTGGTTTACATATACTTTACCTGAAAGAGGTTGGAATCAAAAGACATTTAGAGTTCTGCGCTGGAAACCTGTTATTGACGATTCTCCTTATTTTGGATTTGTCTTAACAGTCCAAGAGATGGATGCTTCTGCTTATGATTGGAATGATACACAACAAAAGATTGTATTACCTTCTCAAGATACAGATTTGCCTAATCCTCTTATACTTGCTGATCCTACAGGCTTTACTATCACGCCTACAGTATATAGAGGAGAACAAATTCTTACTATCTTAGAAGTAGATGCTCCTATTACAGAAGGGGCTAATATTAATCATATCTTCGAAGTAAGGAAATCAGGTTCTATTATCTGGGAACCATATCCACCAGTACGAGGATCACGCTTAGAGGTATCTTTAGATCCTGGTGATTATGATTTCAGAGTAAAAGCCACTGCCCGCCTTGGTGGTGAAAGCGGATGGGTTATTGAATCTAAAACGATTGAAGGTAACGTTATTCCTCGCGTTACAGGACTTCAACAAACTGGAAGAGGTACTTCTGAAATTTCCACAGGACCTAACTTTGATTGGTCTTGGAGGAAAGGTTCTGCTTATAATGCTGGCTTAAACAATCCTTTAGGAGCTAATGTCAATTCAATTGAAAGTAGTTTCTTAGGATATCAAGTTATAATTAAAGCCACTGATAATAATGCTACCTTAAGAACTACTATTGTTACCGATCCCCAATTCATTTATACAGCACAGATGAATCGTGCTGACTCTAGAAGGATCTTAAGCGATGAGCCTCAACGCAGGGTTACCATCGAAGTTCGTCAATTAGGTAAGTATGGAGAATCAACTGAAAAGAGTGCCCCAGTATCTCAATCAGTTAGTAATCCTGCACCTGCTGCTGTTACAGGTATTAACACTACGGCATTCTATAAATCAGCATGGATTAATTTTGATAGTACTGCAGCGCGTCAAGATGGCGATGAGCTCGGAACAATCGTAAGAACCTCTACTACTAGTTTCGACCCCGCTAATGGTGAGGGGGTTGTAGCATATGAAGGGTCAGCCTTAAATCGAGTTCCAATATCGCTGGTACCAGGACAAGAGACTTTTTACGCGGTAGCTATATTTGATATGTTTGGTACCGGAGATCTTATTTGGTCCTCAGTATTGTCAATAACTTCGCAAGGCGTTGACCAAGTAGATCTTTCAGATGAATTGTCTGGTGAAATTGATCAAATTGCAGATAACGTCACTGATATTGTAAATCTGACAACGGTTACTGATACGTTAGCATCTGACTTGACTATTGTCCAATCTAATGTAGATGACAATACTGCGTCTATTTCTGAATTGTTCTTATCTGTAGATGGTATAGAAGCTAAGTGGGTTGTTAAGTTAGATATCAATGGTTCTATTTCTGGTATTGAATTAGCAGATTCTTCTCAGACCAAATCTACATTTACGGTACTTGCAGAAATTTTCCAGGTAATTCACCCTTCTATAAATGGGGGTGCTGCTGTAAATGTCTTCAGTATTGAAGGTGGTTTAGTTAAGCTAGCATCTCTTATTGCCCAAGAAGTTATCACTGATCATCTTGCAGCTAGGTGGGCAACTGTCGGTACATTAGAAGGTGGACGTATTGTAGATGATATTACGAATGTACGCTTTGATATTAACCTTACAAGTGGTTACTGGACCATTGTGAGGTAAATGGTATGATTAGAACACTAAACAATAGAAATGTAAATAACGGGGTAGCTGCAAATACGTTTGCTATTTGGGATGCTGGGGTAGATGGTACTGATTATGCTCCTGCAATTAACCCTGACTTATACAAAGATAGGGTAATTCTGCATTCTGATTGGGATTACATTGGAGTAGACCGTACCTTAACTTCAGCTCCTGTAGTAAGACCAGCAGCTTCTATAGGTCCTCCAGGTAATTTCATTACAGTTAATTTAGGAGCTCATGGCCAAGGGGCTCCTCCTATGATGGTTTCAAGGTTCTCTATTGACGGAGGTACTACTTGGAACACTATTAACGGAACTGTACATTCTAATCTTATAGACATATATAGAGGTCGTTCGTTTGTTATTCAAGCAGACAATACAAATGTCTATGCTTACATTTGGGAAATTGGCCCAGTAACTGCTCAAACACTCACATTCCAAACTCATATTTTAAAAAGAACGTTTGGGGAAACAAAACCAGATAACAATGTGGTATTTAGAGCAGATTTACCTAATTCCTATATTGAAGCTGCTGGTGGTGTATTTGATTCTAGAAGACAATATTTACAAACTCCCGCAGCAGGCCAAGCTACGGACATATATCATCGTACAGGACCTACTCATTTATTAGTTGCTGGTGATGAATCACAAGAATCTATTATTGGTATGAGTACATCAGCACATCTTCTTAATATGAGAACGGCAGAATTCTTTACTACATCTTGGCCTCCTTATGTAACTACAGTAACACCTTTACAATTAGTATTATCTGGTACAGGTAGTCCTGCTGACGTTATTGAATTTTCTAATAACAGGGTTCGAATATCTAATTCAGCTGGGCAAGATATTTTAGATTCTAGCCGTAAGATGATTGCATATAGAGATGAGACCAGTTTTTCTATAAGTATTCCTTCTAGAGGAGTATCTACAGGAGGACTTCCTCAAGAGGTAGTACATCATTCTTGGACGGTCCCTGCTGGTACAGATATGTTAATGGGGTGGTTTAAATTAACTTCTGCTTCTCAATTTATTAGAACAAATGAACCAATTGACTTTTCAGCTGCTATAGTTGTAACTGGGAGTTATGCAGTGACTAATGTTGGAGGCTACTTATTCATTAGACAAATGTCAATTGTATATCCTAGGATTGTAGGTAATCAAGTAGAAATTGTTGAAAACTGGTTTTATAATACTACAGGAATTGCTTCCCCGGCTCCTACTAACTTACCTGCATATACGGCAGACATTAAATTATTCGCTTGTGCGACCACTGGAGGCATTACACCATGACTACATACAGAGATGGAACCCTTAATCTTACTAACGGTTCTCAAAACGTATCTATTACAGGAGGTACTACTGGAGTTGGTTTGATTGAAGTAGGTTCTTTGATTACATCCGCTGACTTAGCTCAAGTGGCTTATACAGTTGATAGCATTGTAGACTTAAATAACTTTACGTTAAGTGACGGTTATAATGGACCTACAAATGCTACAGCAAGTTATGAATCCCATAATGACTTTACTCCTTTAGGTGTTCCTATTGTACAGGATGGTGATCTATATCCATTTGGTGTATTAAGGGAAGCACATCTAAAGCTTGAAGAATTATTTGCAGCTAACTTCTTAGCAGACTCTACTACTTCTTTGGCTATTGGAACAGGTACTAAAGTATTTACTCTAATCCAAGAGAATCGCCAATATATGGTAGGTCAAAGAATACTTGTTAATTCTAAAGCAGATACCAATAACAACATGTGTGGTTTAATTACCGACTACACTGGAAATATTCTTACTATTTTGGTTGATACTATTGGAGGCTCTGGAACATTTGCTGATTGGAGCCTTGGCTTAGTAGGGGCTACTGGTGCTACTGGTGCTCAAGGCCCTGCTGGCCCGGCTGGCACTAATGGCACTAATGGCACTAATGGCACAGACGGCACTAATGGTACAAATGGCATTAATGGTACAGACGGGGCAGACGGGGCAGATGGTACAGCTGCTTCTATTATTGATAGGAATTTAACTGCTCCTCCAGGTTCTCCTACTGTAGGTGATGAATATATTCCCGCTTCTCCTGCTACAGGTGCTTGGACAGGCCAAGAAAATTCAATTGCTAAATGGAATGGATCCATTTGGGAATTTAAAACCCCTAAAGAGGGTTGGTTGGCTTGGATCGTTGATGAAGGAAGACAGGTTCGCTGGGATGGTTCAACATGGGCTAATTGGGTTAATCAAGATCTGTCAACAGACGCTTCTCCAAGTTTTGCTTCTGTTACAACCACCGCCGATGTAGAGTTCAACGGCGTGGACGTTGGCCGTGGCGCGGGTGACATCGGCTCCAACACGGCGGTTGGTGCAACTGCGCTAGATGCAAACACCACGGGCATTCAAAACACGGCCATAGGGGCGGGCACCTTGGCGGCAAACACCACGGGCATCGACAACACGGCGGTTGGGAAAAGCGCAATGGCCGCAAACACCACGGGCCAACAAAACGTGGCAGTGGGCACCAATGCCCTCACCGCAAACACAACAACTCACTACAACACAGCCGTTGGGTATGTTGCCCTTGAGTCCAACACTGCAGACTACAACACAGCGGTTGGATATGGCTCTATGCAAAACAACACCACTGGCGTGCAATCTGCGGCGCTTGGCCGTGGGGCACTCGCAGCCAATACCACCGGAAACTATAACGCTGCGGTTGGTGATACGGCGCTCAACCTCAACACCACGGGCAGCTACAACACGGCAATCGGCCTGTCCGCGATGGGTTCATCAACCGCTGACAACTCCAACACGGCCCTCGGCGCGTATGCCCTTAACACCTCTACCGGATATTCCAATTCGGCAGGTGTTGGGTACAACGCGCAGGTCACGGGTTCCTTCCAAATTCAACTCGGCGATACCTTCTCCACACCCTATGCCTATGCCGCACTCGTCGTGCGTTCAGATGAGCGTGACAAAACCGACATCCGCGACACTCTTCTTGGCCTCGACTGGATCAATAAGCTCCGTCCCGTCGATTACAAATGGGATATGCGCGAGGACTACAAGCCAGCCCCACTTGCACCTTTTATCGAAATCGACCCTCTCGTCTCTCTCGAAGGTGCCCCCACTTTCGACCTAGTTAAACCTGAAGCGCCTGAAGATGACGAAGACGCAGAAGCGGTCACGCAATACGAAGCCGATCTAGCTACATACAACACGGCCCTCGCTGTCCATGAGATCGAATTTGATGCTTGGTCAACCGCTGCTTCAGCAGAGTATGAGACGGCCAAAGCCGAATATGACGCCCAAAAAGCCGCATGGCTCGAAGCCAACAAGCTTTCCAACATCACGCACGATGGCACGCATACGCGGACCCGTTATCACCACGGCTTTGTCGCCCAAGAGGTCCAGCAAATTATCGCTGACACGGGCATCGACTTCGGCGGCTTCAAGGACGCATCCCACGACGGTGGGGAAGATGTTCTCTCTCTCGCCTATGAGGAACTGTTCGGTCCCCTCGTTAAGGCGGTCCAAGAACTTTCAGCAAAGAACGATGAACTCGTTACAGAAAATAGCAATCTTAAAACTGTCATTGATGACATCGAAGCACGCCTAGCAATGTTAGAAGCTTAATGACATAGGAGGTAATTATGTCAAATTTGGATATTATTAATATGGATTGGTTTTATGGAAGAGCAGCTACTTTAGCTCCAGGAGCTATTGTAAATAAGGCAAATAGTCTTAATATTGACCCTAATAAATTTATGGCTATGTCTTTGAAAGAATCTGCAAGAGGTCCTTTCTTACCTGACGGCAGACCTACTATTCTATTCGAGGCACATATCTTTGCCCGTGAAACAAAGAACAAGTATAATCAAAGCCACCCTAACATTTCTAGCAAGTCTTGGAATCGTAATTTATATGGTGCAGGAGGTGCTCATCAATATACTCGATTGCAGGCTGCTTTGGAATTAGATCCAGAAGCTGCTTTGAAATCTTGTTCTTGGGGCTCTTATCAGATTATGGGCTTTAATCATAAAGATGCTGGCTATGATACAGTTAAAGATATGGTCAGTGCTTTCTGTGATTCAGCACAATCTCAATTAGATTCCTTTGCAAATCTTTTAGTGGAATGGGGATTAGTTACGGCATTACAAAGTTGGGATACTGATACCATTGGCTATCGTTATAATGGGCCTCGTTACAGAGAAAACCAGTATGCCGAAAAGCTTGATGAAATCTACCGTTCACTTTCTGCAGATACTATTCTAAAATTAGGTTCATATGGACATAAAGTAAGAGCTTTACAAATGGCATTACGCCAACATAAGTTCAATGTCACTGTGGATGGTTCTTTTGGTCCTGCTACTGAAAGAGCAGTTATGCTGTTCCAAGAAAAGAATGGTTTAACAATTGATGGTACTGTAGGGCCTCAGACCTGGTCAGACTTCGCGCTTAAACGCACGGAAACAACTACTGTAGCAGGTAGTAAAAGGGTTAAAGGTGCTGTGGTAACTGCCACTGCAGGAGCTGGGATTTCATTTGATTCTATTTCCGAGCTTTTAACTAAAGCACAGCAATTAAATACACAAGGGACGCAAGAGGCGATAGACCTTCTACAATCACAACAGGACAATCATATTCTTATGACAGCTGTTGGTATAGGCTTGATTTTAGTTGCTGGGTACTTTATCTGGACTAAGTATGTGGACAATAAGAAACAAGAAGGAGTCTTGTAATGTCTTTCATCTTAGGAATATGGGAATTATTAGGTCCTGTAAAAGATATCCTAATGTATGTTGGTGGTGCTTTAGCTATTGTAGGCGGAATTTATTGGAAAGGAAAATCGGATGCTAGACAAGACGCAAAAGTTGCAGCTACAGAAAAGGCCTTCAGAGATGCCCGTCAAAGGGATGCTATTGAAGACGACTTGCGTACTCGTACTAACGATGGGGTTGATAGGATGCTCGACCCCTGGTATCGGGACTAGCCTAGAGCTTGAAGGGGCTAATGGCGAAATGGAACGAGTTGATTGTGTTGGGTGGAAGCCTATCTTACCATCACGAGAGGACGTTTTAACTCGCGGAACTAAAGAACAAATCATTGCTCATAATGAAACTGGGCAAGAGAGAGGTTGTTGGTCAGCAGCATCCGATAATACTAACTGACCAACTCCAGGGGTTACTGATTGCCTCCATCGGTAACCCCATCCCTTCTTAAAAAGGAAATGGTACTTTTTCTGGTTCAGGTTCCCAAGGGAATGTGAGCCATTTATTATGCTCCCACGTGGCGGAGTAGTAATACTTCTGTAACCGGCCCAGATTAGTATCTTGACGCTTACCCATAAAAAGATAATAAGCATCTGGATAGTGTTCATATAATGCTTTTGCAGTAGAGCCTGTTTCTAGAATATCATCCACAATAATGATGCGGTCTTCTTTAAGCCCCTTCGGAATATTAACCAGAGGACCTAACCTAGTACCTTTCTCATTAATTTTTCCTGGTTCATCATAAGTAACTGCTTCTATAGAACCTAGGAACTTAATATCAAGCTTATTAGATAACATTACAGCAGGTATTAGGCCTCCCCTTGAAACTCCTATAATACCATCCCATTGATATCGATTAAGGACTAATGCTAGATTGTTGACATAAGTTTCAATATCTGTCCAAGAAACTTTCTGCATAGTAGTCATTATGATTCCCCTTTCAAATGAAATTTAGCAGTCTCTACTACTTCAGTATCTTCTGAATTTTTTGCCAACCACATTAGATAATCCTTAGGTACTTTATTCCATGGAGTTCCTTTATGTTTGCCAAAAGGTATCTTACCTACTTTAACATTAGAACCAGATACCACTATCATCTCTGCAAGTGTCATTTTCTTTGAAGCCAGCATCTTAGCTAAAAGAAAGGCAGTTACATAAGTATCAGGACCTGCTCTATGTGCTGGTAAAGTTCTTGATTCTGTCATATGATGATCAAGCTTAAGGTAATATCTTAACACCTGATTCTTATGTGCTGGGGCATCTGGATACATTGTTTGAGCTATCTTAAGAGTACATAGCCATTCAGTATCTTCAGGATTAAAGAACTTACTATCAAAGGCAACATTATGAGCCGCCCAATAGTCACATTGTATCTCAGCCATTTCATCCAAGACTTCGCGAGAAGGCTTTGCAGCGACTAGCATATCATCCCTAATGTGATGTATTGCTAAAGCATTAATATTGATTGGATATGTTGGCTTAGCGAGAATACTGTGAGTATCCCCGACCCGAAGATTTTCAGTAATACCTTCATTATTTAAATCTACGAATAATTCCGTATATGCAAATTCAACAATGTCTGCTTTTGGAGGAAACCCAGTCGTCTCCGTATCCATGACATTAATCTTTATCTGTCCCATTTCATTTCCTAATCTAGCCATGATGTTGTAAGTACAATATTATTAGGTAGTTCATACTTCTTAAGTATGTTAGCTATCTCACTCTTAGAATAACCTGCTAATCCAGTACCTATTGGAGTAAGCATGAATAACATTTTAAGATTACTCCTTGCATATTTTATAAAAATAACTATATGCTTTTCAATTTCACTTAAAGGAAGCGTATTTAAATCTCCATCTTTAGTAGGTATAGCATATGCAGTTCCAGTAAGACCTTCCCCTATTCCATAAACAGCTCCATGATATTTCCTTGCAAATAATGCAGCTCCCATACCATGACGCCCAGCACGATTTGAACCAAAAACAAAAATCTCTTTCATTCTATCTCCTGTTGATTAGTGCCATGAGTTCTGCACGAGCTTCTGGAACATCTTTAAAGCGTCCAGACATTTTGGAAGTCACCGTATCTGAATGATGGTCTTCACAACCTCTAAATTTAACACAAAAGTGTTCAGCCTCGATAATTACTGCAACATCCTTCGTTTCCAAGATCTCAATAAAAGCAGTTGCAATCTGTTCTGTCAGACGTTCTTGTAGTTGAGGGCGTCTTCCGAAGAACTCTACTACCCTATTGATTTTAGACAGTCCAATTAATTTAGCACCTGGGATATATGCCACATGGGCACTTCCTATAATAGGCATAAAATGATGTTCACAAAGGCTCTTTAATTCAATATTCCGAATTAAAACAATTTCATCAGCCTTACCATCATTAGGAACTTCCATACATGCTGGAAAGTTTTCATAATCAAGACCTGAAAAAATTTCATTCTTGTACATCTTGGCTAGTCGATGAGGTGTTCCCTCAGTAGATGGATGTTTAAGATTTAGCCCTAAGTTCTCACAAAAAGGAGCTAAGTCTCTTTCTAAGTCAGAAACATTCGTTTTACCAAACATTGCAAAATCGACAGGATTCTCAATCTCAGCATTAACTAAAGCTTTTCTAACTCTAATGCCTAATTTAGGATCGGTTTTCATTGTTCTTCCTTTTTCGAAGTTAAGCAATCAGCTACGATTTCCCACATATCACCATTTGACATTTGGTATCTGTCAAATTTATCATCAGGAGTTACCCCTATTTGACATAATGAATGTGCCCCTTTATCATGTTCTTCTGTCTTTTTCATTAAGGTAACTGTCTTACCATCTCCTAATGCAGTTGAAGAATGATATACATAAGGTAACATATCATAAGTTTCACCTACACTAATTTCCTGACTACTTACTTGTTTAAGTTGTCCCTCATAATGCTCAACCCAAGGTCGCCCTCCATTTTCCATACGCGCGCCTTCATGTAAGTAAGCTATGTGTGAAAAACTAACAGGAACAGCCCTACTTAAGAAGAAAGTATCATTACGTTGCTTACCTACTATAACTCTACTACGAAAACCAAAACGATGATCATGTACTTGCGAATGTTCAAAGCATGATCGTTTAGGAAGTTCAGGGTGCCATACATGCATTCTATAAGTTTCAGGTAATTTAATTTGAAGAAAACCTAGTCCATGTAAAGAAATAGGTGCTCCAATTACATCATCAATCGTTCCCATTTGTAAATCCTTCTCTTTTTCTACTTGTCCTTGAAACAGGTTCACCTCTTAGGCGTCTCACCTCAAAGTCCGCATATTCTTTAATCTTCTCAAGGTCTTCAATTTCCTTAGCTGGATCTTTAAGGCCTGCTCTTAGTACGTATCTAAGAATTGAGAATCGATTACCATTTAAATTTAAGACATTGGCAATATCAATAACTTCAATACCTAACCTTTCACCTAAAACACCTGTATAGTGACTAGGACTCTTTACCATATCTTTTACTGAAGCAGTAGAATTTTGAGCTGCTCTTGTTAAAGTTTCGGAAGCAATTTGCATTTTACTCTCGTCTGGCATGTTTTTATTCCTTATCCATTTCATTTAATATCATGCAGTATATAATCGCAAGAATAAATAATGCAATTAACCACATTTGGAATATCCGCAAGATGAACAAGTCATACATCCAGCAACATTAACATAAGTAGGTTGTCTGCATGTAGGACAAATCTCGCCTTTTACTCCACTACCACTAGTACTCTTTTCCGCGCTAATAGAAGGCTGAATTTCATCAGGCTCTAACATCCCAAGCTTAATAAAATGCGCTTGTAGTGATTCCCCAATATAAGCAATCAGAGAGCCATAATGTCTTCCATTAACCCAAGCAGTATCCGACATGGAAACAACTTGTGATAATTCTTCAGCAATGAATGCTGAGTTATATTCAAGACGGAAAATGGAAGTAATTGCTAATGTTAGTCCTGTCATCCATTCATGATATCTGGCGTCTTTAGTAGCGAAGAATATTTCGAAAGGCCTTCCATTACTATCTTGATTAACTGTCATGTATAATGCTGATGACATATGAGGCCAAGTAAGCTTATATGTAACACCATATAATTCTTCAGGCCTATCTCTTAGCAATGATGTAGGTGAAATAGCTTTCTTTTCTTCATCATCGTCAATTGAAAGAATAGATCCTCTAACATCAGAAGGACGATATGTAGTACATCCTTTACAACCTTTACTAGCTGCATAGGAATAAACATCCTTAAACTCTTCAAATGTCATTTCAGTAGGACAGTTAACTGTCTTAGAGATAGAAGAATCAATCCATTTCTGTAATGCTGCCTGAATATCAATATGCTCTTTAACCCCAAGATCTTGTGCAGTTACAAAATGCTCTGGAATCTTAATATCAGGATCATTATTTACATGCTTATAGAATCTGGTAAGGAAACTCTCTACGGTTTTCTCACGCCAGGTATTATCGTTATTTCTTACCTTACGTTTATATTCCAAAGCAAAGTTAGGTTCACATGAAGAAGAAACATTACCGAAAACAATAGACGTGGTTCCTGTAGGAGCTAATGTTAATACAACCCCATTACGCATACCATACTTTTTGATCATTCCTTTTGTTTCAGAAGATAGTCTCTGAACGAATTTGGACTGAAGGAATTTTTCTTCATCATATAATAAAAAGGAATCTTTCTCATATGCTAATTTGGCTGATGCTTGGTAAGCCATATTAGCAAAGAATTCACCCATGGTATCTACAAAATTAAGAGAAGCTAAGTCACCATATTTAAATCCAAGTTGGGCAATGGCATCAGCTAATCCAGTAAAGCCAAGACCAATACGTCTTTTATTCAGTTGCTCTTCTTTTTGTTCTTCGAGAGGGTAATTAGTTACATCAATTACATTGTCAAGGAATCTTACGCCTATGTTAATTGCTTCTTTAAAAGCATCATAGTTAAAAGTTGCTTGAGGGGTAAAGGGTTTCTTAACTAATTTAGCAAGATTAATTGCACCTAAATTACATGCACCATATGGAGGTAATGGTTGTTCTCCGCAAGGATTTGTACAGCGGATATCTTCTACATAATTTAAATTATTCATTGCATTGACTTCATCAATGAAAATGATACCTGGTTCAGAATATTCATAGGTATTTTCAATAATTTGATTCCAAAGATCTCCGGCATCATGTACTGAGTAAGTATATTGTTGAACACCATTTTCATCTATGAAGTCATAATCTTTAAGCTCTTGAGGTCTTTCATCCTCACGACTTTCAAAGTACATAGGTTCATGGAAGTATAAAGGCCATTTTGCATCTTCAGCAATGGCGGATAAGAAAGCTTCAGAAACTAGTACCGAGATATTGAAATTAACTAATGACCCTGCTTCTCTCTTACAATGGATATAATCTATAAGATCTGGATGGGTGTCACTTAGAGTTGCCATCATAGCACCTCTACGATTCCCGGCAGACATAATGGTTTGACACATTGAATCCCACATACGCATAAATGGGATTGGTCCTGAACTTGGAGAACCTGTACGCTGTAGTCGTGCACCAGATGGCCTTACGGTAGAAAAGTCAGTACCAATACCACCTCCTTGTTGCATTGATAATGCTGCTTGTTTATTAGCCAGCATAATGTCATCAAGGTTATCTTCAATGGTTTTGTTTACAAAACAGTTAACTAACGTCACTCGATTGCCAGTACCTGCTCCTGCAAGATTTCTTCCTGCGGGAACAAACAATCCTTGTGACATAACCTTTTTAAAGTTGTAATACCAATCAGCTTCGATACCTTCTACTTCAGCACTTGCCATAGCTAAAGCTACTCTATGGAAGGTATCTAAGATAGAATTATCTTTATGGAACTTGTATTTTTGAGTCCAAATTTCCTCACTGAAATCATAACCAAAGAAATCAAATTTATCATGTAAGGAATCTAATTCGATACTAATTTTGTTAATCATCATTATTACCCTCTTAAATTAGTTGTGCTTGTTTTGGTTGTTTGAGCTTTATTTTTTATTGCTTTTTGTTTTTGTGCTTTAGTACCAAACAAGATAATGCTGCTATAAAGTTCTTGTACTAAGGAATATAATCTTCCTGCAGGATTACTTGTTTCAAGAATTAAAGCACACTCAGTCATTGCTTCTTCTACGGTAAAAGTAGATTCAAACTTACCGCTAACTTGATTCCAAGCTCTCGAGAGTCTCCAATACTTTTGAATATTCGTCTCCAAGAGTGTTGACATTACTGACCTCTTCAAATTGCTTATTAAATTCAGGTGATCCAATTAGATGACCCCAGCGAATTCCTAATTCAGATTCTGCTAGGAAAGGAACTCTTAAAAGTCCCCAATCTTTTGGTACTTGTTCCATAGTGGTAGTTACTAGGTGAGAAATCTCCTCTCGATCTTCCGGATCACATTCAATGATCAAACAGTCATGTACAGTATTAACAATTAATGCATTATACTTTTCTCTAAGGATTGGTTCTAAGATAGTACCAGCAATCAAAGTAATATCTGCTGCAGTACTCTGGTGTGGAAAGTTAGATGCAGTATTTTCAAGACGTCTTCTACGCTCTAAGGTTACAATACCAAATCTTCTTTTTCTTCCGAAGACTGTTCCTAGAGCTTGGCCTTTCATAACTGCATTACGACATCCCTTAATAAAGCGTGCTGCATCAGGAAAGCGATCTAACCATTTATTAATCCAACGTTGTGCTTCATTCAAAGTAATGTCAAACTCAGCAACAAAAGAGAATGCTTGTCTTCCGTAAACAATACCAAAGTTAATGGCTTTGCCTCGCATCTTCATTTCATGCTTTTCAAAAGCGCCTATCTCTGGATTGGTATAATCTTCAAATACTTCAGCAGTTACTTCATCATGAAGACTAATCTCGTCATTGTTGAAGATTCTGCATAATTCTTCGTCTCCAGATAACTGAGCTAAGGATCTTAATTCAGCTTGAGATAAGTCACATTCAATTAAGATTCTTCCTTCCGGAGCTATAAACATACCTCTTACTTCAGGCTGTCTAGGAATATTCTGCATATTAGGTCCAGCTGATGATAAGCGTCCTGTTACTGTACCATTTAGATTATAGGTAGCATGAATTCTTCCATCAGAGTCAATCTTTTCGATACACGGATATACGTATGTCGATAAATACTTTTGGATCTTTCGAATCCTAAGTAATGGCTCTAAACATTCATGTGAAGGTAAAGATTCTAAGGTATCTTTATCAGTAGATTGGTCTATATGCCCCAATTTAAGATGCCCATAAAGATACTTCTGTAGTTGCTTATATGAATTTGTATTTACCTCTTTACCCCAAGATGCAATAGCCAGATCTTGAAAAGTTTTCTGACATTCTTTCATCTCAGCTTCCATAGATTCCTTATGTTCTTGAACCCATTTCTGATCTGTTTGGAAACCATTCCATTCTACCCTAGCAAGATAGTTGGATGCTGGAATAAGTACTTTTTCATAATTTTTCTTTAAGGCTGGATCTTCTTGTAGCTTGGCCCATAATGGCGCGTATAGTTGATATGTAATCCCAATATCTAAAGCCGCATATTTCCTACGTATATCATCAGGTATCTCTCTATAGGAAGTATCCTTATTAGGTAAATATGGTTTCAACATTCCTTTGTAGTCAGGAGCACCAATCCAATCCTTACCTACTTGTTCAAGATCATGTATTCCTTTTACTTCATCAAGTACATAAGACATAAGCATTGTATCATGATCAACTCTAGCATCCCAACAATCAAGAGCCCACATAAAACGAATGTCGAATTTACCGTTATGCCAAAGAAACTTACATTCATTTTCAAATAGATCAGGAGTAATTAATTCTCCAGGAACTATAAATACGAATTTACCATTCCAAGTAAAGCCTATTTCTAAAGTTTCATGCTCCCAAAAATTAAATCCTCCAGTCTCAATATCAGAACCAATAATAGCCCCTGGACGTTTCTTCAACATCTTAGCAAGGGCTTTAACTTGATTCTTATTTGTAAGGGTAATATGTTTAGGCTCTACATATTTTTTGAATGTTCCCCCTTGGAATAAACTAAATGCTTTTTGAAAGTCATGGGTATATTGCTTTAGAGAACCCCCTCCAGCTATCATAGTGGAAGGATGATATGTAACAAAGACACCTTCAGAAGCTAAATCAGATTCAATTACTGAACCTCTTTCATTACCAATTTTAAGTTTGTGGTTTCCGGTAATAGCATGAAGAGCTCCTACACCTAATGCAATAATTTGCTTTCTAGGATGTGAGCCAATTTCTTCAAGAAGCCTTTTGTTGCAATTCTTTAGAGCACGTTTATATTTAGATTTACCCCCTTCTTTTTCTCCTATCTTTTTACCTGCTTTATTCTTAATTATTTTACGCCCAGTCTTTTTATCTTTGGCAAAGCATTCAATGGCATTAATATATAATGGTTCAATCCCAGCAGCTTTATAACCACCTCTTTCAAGCATACCTTCAATTAGTTTCTTATGCTGCCCTGTAAATGCTTTCTTATGAACCATTTCGATAGGAGAAGGCCCATCACCAATAATGACTAATGGAGAGTCAGCTGGACCTCTCGATCCAACTTTAACTCCTCCATAAGGACAATCTTCACATCCTGGCATTTAAGCCCCCAAACTTAAATTGAACGAATCATACGGTTTACTTTTATTGTATTAAAATCCATCCATTCATTATGTTTAGCAGTTTCCCACCAATTCCCTCTGCCACTTAAATTAACAAAAGTATGGAATTCCTTGGATAATAGCTGTTCTGAATTTGCCAATCTTACTGGCACTGCAGAATCAATAGAAGCTACTGCAGGATGTTTTGCTGAAACCATATCATCCCAAACATAATCAGAAAAGCCTAAAAGATGAATGTTGACTCTAGGATAAAGAGTACTTACAATGTCAACGAGTTCTCTCCGAGAATTACAAATACGTCCAGTTGTATTACGTGCAATACCAATCCAAGCGGGTTGATTTCCTGTAAACATAGCCATAAATTGTTCAAGACAACGAAGCCAACTAATCATATTTTCCCCTTGGGGAACAAACATAAGTTCAGCTCTAGAAGAAAAATAAGCAGCCCAATCAGGATATGCTTTTACGGATGCTTCAAGAGTTCCTTGCCCATCAAGAAGAACATCTGGCAAGACTACTACTTGAGCTCCTGTGATTTCAGTAGCTTCTTTTACCATTCCAAAATCTACAGAATTACCCAATTCGATTACTGAATTGTCCATAATTGTACGATTCATAGTCCAATTACGATTCAGATCATTTCCAGGTTTAAATTGTTCATATGCTTCAGGATCTTTTACTACTTCATGAGCAAGGTAAAAAGCATTATGTAGAATTCGTGTATTGGAAAAGAGTTCTTTAAGAATATGCGGTGGTGCTACTGGAAGGAAAGATGCCATAGAATTAAACCTCTGCTTTATTAGCCCATGTAAGTACATGAAGTTGTGGAAGGAAAACGGTATCAAAGAAGCGTTCATCGCTAAGAATATTATCACATAAAACTCTATAGTCTTTCAAGAGTTCTAATCTCAAAAGGTTATCAACATCTTCTTGCCTGTCAGAATTTCCAAAACTATCTGCAATCTCTCTACCTGGAGGATATGAATTACCTAAACTTAGATACTTACTGACAACACCATATTCTGCACAGATTTCAAAAACATGAGCAGCAAATTCCAGATCACGTTGATCGAAGACTACAATCTTACATACTTTAGCGGCACCAGTATTACGTACTTGATCAAGAAAAGCCCTAAATTCTCTTGAATCAAAAGATTCACCCATACCAGGCCCCTTAGGAGACATTGTAATGACATCAACATAATTAAGATACTGTTGCCATTTAGTAGCTTGGGTTTCTACATTGATATGAAAACCTGCTGATTTAAAATCTGCAGTTAACCTATTCAGATTGTGAATGCAAGGATTACCTCCTGAGTAAGTAATCCAATTACTTCTACCTTTTGACTTCGCATGATGATTAGCAAACTTGTCTATAATCTCTTGTTGCGTTAACCATTCAGCATTAGCCTGTACTTGCTTTGGGTCTACTGCATGCATACTATCGCACATTGTGCATTTATAATCGCAAAGACCAAATCTAATGAAATGTGTTTGAGCTCCAATAAGAAGACCTTCGCCTTGGATAGTAGGCCCAAACATTTCCATCACTGGAATCTTCTTTGTTAATATAGGATCAGTTTTAAGTTCTTTTGTCATATTTTTAAATCCATCCAAGGTTTTGCTAAATCACTAGCAATTATATCCAAAGCTTCTTCTTTAGTAATTTGAAAGTGATTTGTCCAATCTACCTCTATAGCGGTATAGTTACGTTCACATAACCAAAGATTACCTGAAGGCATTCTTTTAATATGTAATGAACTATACATGTTGAGATGTTCACTTAACTGTTTAGTACGTAAAACACCATCTCTCAGACTAAGGGGTAAATTATCTGTCATGTTAATAAACCTTTTGGTAGATAGCTGAATTGGCTTCATGTTCAGAGACTTCTACACGACGCAATTCAACTCTTTCTCCATAGCCGTTATCTACGAGCCAAGTCACAATACATTCGAAGATTAATTTGGCAGTTGCTTCCATACCGCAATGCTCAACATCAACCATATCAATAATTCCAGCATTATGCATTTCTTCAAATTTTCTACGTGCTGGGTCATCTTCAGCAACTAACGTTTTATGATCGAAGGTATCTTCAAGCATTCCTTTGAGGCTTTTAAGAGAACCAAAGTCAACAACCCAGTTCTCTTTATTAAGCTCAACGGCAGCAAATTCCATTCGGATCTGAAGAGCATATCCATGTAGGAATCTACAATGAGATTCTGCTCTCCATTGTCTGAAAGCACAAGATAATCCTATATTATGAGTATATGTCTTTGTGCTTAAAAATTCGTGATTAGGAGCTGCTGTAATAGTCATGCAGAGACTCCATCATTTCCTGCATTAAGCGAAGGAAGGAATGCCAAATATTTTTCAACTACTGCTCCATCGTAATTAGGCGTTGTTGGAAGGTCCATCAATCCTTCTTTTACCGCACGTAGAATTAGAGGATCTGGAACATTTGCCTCTTCAAAACCCTTAGCTCTTAAGAGCGTAGCATGGTCATGTCCAAGAGGAGGATATTGTCCATCATATGCTGTGTGGGACCAAGCTAATGCGTCAAAGCAACCTTTTATTTGTAAGGCAAAGGTAACACTTCCAGCTTTGGTAGTATTCATTAAGGGAGTATGAATCTTTAAGCTTCCTAAAGCGCCATCTTCACCTGTAAAGGTACCAAGATTACATGCTCGTTGAAGAGCATCAATAAATATTTGTCGGCAATCAGGATAACCACCAAAATCTTCTTCACAGACACCAGTAACTAAGTTCTGGCATCCTAGTACATAAGCTCTGTTAGCTGCAATGGTAAGAAATAATTGATTACGCATTGGAACAAAAGTCTTCTCAAGCCCACCTGGGAGAGAAGCATGATCTTCATATTGTTCCAATTCATTATCGGAAACTAATGGAGACGTTCCTTTAAGAATCTTAGCACTTGTTAGTATTCCAGAATGATCTGATTCTTGGGCTTCTAACGTGATAATTTCATGACTAGCGACACCCGCCATTTCAGCTACTTTACGGGCTGAATTTAATTCAATAGCATGACGTTGACCATAGTTAAATGTAATAGCATGGACTTCATCAAAGTCGTATTTTGCCAAAAATAGACAAGTAGTTGAATCTTGGCCTCCAGAAAGAACTACTAATGCTTTAGTTGGTTCCATGATCGTCTCCATTTCGAAATTGTGTTAATGATACGACATTGCTTTCATTAGCATTGCCTTGTGAACTTGAAATTAATTCTTCCGAATCATTCCAATTGCCATGAGCTACAAACCTATTTAATTCTTCAAGATCGATCCGGTGAATATTACCAACTCTTCTAGATCGTAATTTGTTGGTTTCCACAAGCTTCAACGCTGTAGGATATGATACCGAAGCTTCAGGATGTTCTTTCTTTAACCACTTAACTGCTTTAGAAAGTGAAAGAGATCCTACAGAATGCAGCTCATGGTCAAGTGACGCATATTTGCCTGCCACCTGACCATTCACCACAGTTACTTAAACTTCAAAGCCGTCGCCTTCAGCAGTATCACCGCTGAGAGGCTTCAGTACTTTGATAGCATTGCGATCTTCATTATCCTGACCCTTTTCAACTGCAACCTTTGCAAGAGCAGTTTTACCTGCAAGATAACCTTCATCAGCAATTTTCTTAATGTCGAAAGGACCTTCCAACAACTCAGGTGCAAGAGCAGCCAGATTAGTCTTGGTCATGCCCTTAGCTTTTTCACTGAACGAGAAGTAGGAGAACAGTTTACGATTTTCGTACTCACCTTCAGTGATCGTGAAAGTCATTGCCCACATTGGCTGACTGGATGCTTTAGAGATTTGATACTCTGCACTGTCAACAACTACGGGATACATACCCTTAGGAATGGCATCAAAGGACATCGCTTCGACGTCGGAAAGATCCATCATCAAAGAACCTTCTTCATTTTCACCATCCAAAAAAGTATCTACTGCTTCATCAGACATATTCATCTTCCTCTATTATGCACATTATTGTGCGTTTACACTACTCTGAAATTAGCTTCAGAGCAGACATGATTTGACCCATTGTTGGATCATCAAAGTGCGCACCTTTGAAGATGGCACGTCGATTCTTAGCTGCAAAATTACCTACAGGCTGGACATAAAGTCTCCGAGGAGCTTGTTCATTTCCTTCAGCAATTTTACCAGACATCAAATAACCTACAACATCCATAAACCCTTGAACTTGTAAAGAGAGTTTACCTGTGATGTTGGGTGCAAATGCTTTTCGTTTTAGTTCATCCTGTGTATATGCAGAAGAACAAATCAAAATAACATTCATTGGCAGATCACGATATGCTCGAATGAGCAACTGCATCATCTGATTGTTCTTTCGGAATTCACCCCATTCAGCGACATCCATTGTCTCAGGATCTAATTCCATTCCTGTTGAAAGCCCGAGTAATTGGTACATACAAAATTCATTAATTTCGGTTAAGGAATCGATGATGATTGTACGATATTGTTTTGGCTCAGTGATTTCAACTCCTGGTTTAACCATGCGTTCCAATTCAAGAAGCTTTTCAGTATTGCCAAGATCACGATGATGACAATGTGCTTTAAGGAATTGTTGTACTTTAGCCACTGATTTAAAATCTGTAACCCGAATACGATCGATAAGACCTGAATTCTCAATACGCGGATTTTCATCATATGCCATCTCACCACTTTCAGCATCAATAAGCAAGACATCACGCATTTGAGAGACATCAACTGAAGTACCTGCTAGAGTAGATTTGCCAGTACCATAATCACCATATACCATAATCTTGATATAGCGTTCTGTCTGGATAGGTTGTGAAGTGATGGTAAAGGCAGTCTTCGGGATTTCAACAGAGCCTTCAGCTTTAGTTGGATCAGCCATCTTAGTTCCTTTAAATGTCGAATTGATTTACTTCAGGGGTTTTAGGGAGATATGCTTCTGGAGGCTTCAGATACTTTCTCCATGAATCATAGTCAAGATCTCTCTTTTTAAATTCATCGTTGATAATACCTTCCCAATCTGAACCATCATCCATACTTACGCATGCACCATTGAAAGCACACATATGGGCACAATCTCTTGTAGGATTAGGATATAATGGAAGATTTGGATTCAGCATATCTTCACATTCTAGAAGGATCTTCTTACCTTCAGCTTCTTGCATACGAGCTGAACGATTCACATAATCATAACGGATAAATTTATCTTGTCTTTCATCTTCAAGCTTTGCAAGGTTATTAAGATACTCTACATTCTCAACAGGCGACTTTTCAATAGAACCATAAAGATCAATTAAACCTTCTTTATATGTAATATGGGTTACTGATTGATTTTGTGCTATTGACATCTTTCCTGATTTCAAAATACGAGGACTACCTATTTCTCTTTTCAAGTGCTGTGCATAGATCATTCCTTGAACAGGCATGTCATACATATAAGCACCAGCCCAACAATAGGTAGTAATTTGAGGATCTGTCTGAAAGTGCAACTGTGCAAATTGTTTAGCTGTCTTATAATCTAAGAGCCATAAAACTCCTAAAGCATGATCAATAACTACCCTATCAATAGTTCCTGAATAGATTACTCTATCATAACCAGATCTTGCTAAGAGTTCAGGGGAGACTGGAATTGGGATACGGAAATTAACTTCTACTTGCGGAACACCATTATGTACATAAGTAGGTAAAAGAGAATGTTTTCTTCGTTCAGCCCACTTGACATAATAGTCAATCATGGTATAACCCATTTCCAAAAGATCTTTCCAATCATCTGGAAGCTGGTCTGAATTCTGCTTCTTGGTCGCCTCAGCATAAGCTAACAAGGCATGTTTAGGATCTTTATAAATACGATGTCCGTGGTAGTCTTCCATTACATAATGAAAAGCTGTACCAAACCATAATGGAGCTGCATTTTGTTTTGGGCCGATGTTTTGTCTTAGATGAGAATTCCAACCCCATTTACGTCGACATTGTTTAAAGAGGACTCGGTCTGATGTTCTAATAACTGCAACCCTTTCCCCCTTTTCCTGTTCTTCGTGTAGAACTAATCCTAGAGCTTCATCAGTCATCAATGAATCCTTCTCTTAAAGCTATTGTATGGTTGATTTCTAATTCAAAGACATCAGCAAAGATGTCGATCTCATTTCGATCCTTAATATGTTCAAAAGCGATCCATGCTTCCTCTTGTGCGCCGAATGTATCAGTATATTCAACTTGGAGAGAAGTATGGCTCATCGATAAATAACGGACTTCAACAGTCACGTACTTATCTTGATCTGTCATGAGAGCCCCCAGCGGTTTGAAACTAGAAAATTATATTAAATTCAATAAAGTGGCTTTTCAAGGGGAATCTTATGGTCAGCATCTAACTTTTTATTTCCTCTTTTGACGTAAACCTAAGAGTTGTTCAGATAATCCAAAAGAATCGGTAATTTCTTGATCAAGTTCTTCAATTGGATTATAGATTTCATCACCAGGTTTCCAATGACACGTATTACATTCTATTTCATTATCCACACATCTACCACATGGAGGCATAATATGACAAGAACAATTCTCAACTGGCGGGAAATACATTTTTCCCTCACAACTTATATTAGGACAATAATCATCCTCTTGAATTTCGGTCATTTGATTCATCCTTACAAATTGCTTGATAGAATCTTATAGATCCGTGTTCTTGCATTATAGAAGAAATACCTCCACAGGTAATATACCCTTCATTAAGATAATAGTTTACCTTTTCAGCAAGTCTTGGTAAGTCTACATCACTAATAACTTTGTAATTAAATTTTATTTCAGACATTATTAATCAAGTCCTAAAATTTCAATTAAGTCCGATTCTTCAAGATCATATTTGACTAATATGTTATTAAAGTCTTTTTCAATGTTTTTAAGACGCTGCTCTGCTGCTTCTTTAATTGCATCTCTCCTAGCCCATTCAGGATCATCAGAGCAACAATGCTTATGTGTATTAAAGTATGCTTCGGCAGTTTCATAAAAACGGTACTCGCCTTCATAAATAGCCTTCCCACAAACAGTACATAACATAATGCCAGTTTTTATAAAACGAGCATCTACATATTGATAATCGCGCGTTTCAGACGACATGGAGGAATTCCTTGATTGAAGCAGAGGATTTAAAGGTTTTGTTTAAGTTGTCCGTACGGTGTCTTAATACATGTATGCGTTCTAGATCTAACGAATTACGATATAGCCAGTATTTGTGTACAATTGTTTGGGACAGATCAGAGTCTGCTCTTGCTAGTCTGGCTTCTGCTTGTTTAATGGGCGTACGATTCCAATGTACCCCGACAAAATGAGATCTAATTGCAGTCCCTAAATGAAAAGATTCAGCAAAGTCAATAGTACCTAATGCAACACTCTTTTGACCTTTCAAAGCTCTGAATGCTTTCGACATTCTTTGAACTTCTTGACCATCTGTCCCTCCTACAAACATAAAGGTTTTATATCCTCTATCTTGTAATTCCTTTTCAAAGTAAGGTAAGGATGCTCTAAAAGGAGAGAATATAACTGTATGTTGTTCTTGGGGGTCGTTCTCGTTATCTTTTAGGTGTTCTAAAATGCCTTCAAAAGCAGACCCTAGGCCCAGGGACTCATCAAGGATTTTCGGGCAATTTAGTAGTTGTCGATGTTGTTGAAAGGTTGATAATGACACTTGCGAAATTAACAAATTGCCATTTTCAAGCTCAGCATACATATTAGCGCTTAGATCATTATAGATTTTTTCCTGCTGCTTATTCATTTCAATCCAAATAGGCTTACCAACTGATTTTGGAACACTACCATCGATCTCGTGGAAACGATAGACATATTCTTTAATCATCCAGTTAAAGCCTTCGATGTTTTTAGGCCCAATAATTTCCTTACCAAATGCCCCATCAAAGCTAACGCAGTAAGTTTCTACAAATTTCCAGTATGACCTAAAGAGCTTACGGTCTAGAAGATGTAGATGTCTCCAACCTTGAGCAGGATGTTTTTCAAACCAAGTACCTGTGAGCATAATCTTAATGGGAATGTTTCTCAGGATCTTTTCTAGTGCTTTAAAGGTTTTTGTTTTGTGCCCTGGAAGCTTATGGCATTCGTCTATGATATATGCATCAAAGCCGACTTTTAACACTTCAGCTGCATCTCGAACTATCGTCTCTTTCGTAGCTAGGTAATATACCTTATTTTTTAAGAGCCATCTGGCTTTTCTTTTTTGAACAGTAAGACCTTGTGCTCTGATTATATTGAAATGTGCAGGATTAGCAAACTCAGGGAACCATTCATCTATTTCATCGAGCCAGGTTCCTAGGGAATTGCGCGAACATATAATAAGTACTTTCTCAGGTTTTAAACAGAATAAGGTGGTTAGTGCTGCTACTGTTTTACCAGTACCCATATACATGTCGAATAGAATCTTTTTTGTGCGTACTCCTTGAGCCACCCCTTTAATTTGATAATGTCTAAGAAGTGCCTTAACGCGAGGTAATGCTTCCCCAAGTTTACTATAATCCAACACTTTATTTACCTTTGATCATAACTGGGTGAGAGTGTTTATGATGAGGTTCTAATACTACAAGCATCCAATCTTTTCCAAGTTGCCGAATTCCTGGTTTTTCATAAGAGGTTATAACAGCTTCAAAAAGATCAGAATGTTCGTACTTACCTTCCATACTAATAGTTACAGTCTCATACCATTTACCAGAAGGTTTAAAGATATCTGCTCTCACATCAGATTCTTTCGCACTAAAGTTTGTCATTTTTTAATCCTTCGGAATTCTCGGTTAGCAATGTATGCAACTACTAAACAAGTTAAAAGTACTAGCCTGGAGAACATATTCCACTGAGGCCAGAAAGCATCCCAATAAGCATAAAAAGCAAATGCCCAACACATTAATAGTAGGACTAATGCCGTGATAATGATCTGAGGGATATCCCTCAAACCAAAAGGCTTTAGTGATTTATTATTCTGATTCGGTTGATTTAGGGACATTGTCATTTGGAAGAATTTTCTGTTGTTTCAAGAGATCACGTTTTTCTGCATCAGTTAAGAGCTTACTATTCAGTAACTGATTTAAGACTTTGGGATCAATATAAGGTACTTGCGTAGGAACATAATCAGTAGGGATATTAAATGTAACTACTAAATTAATACCTTGCCATATACGATCACGATCTGAATTATATCCTAACGCATTAGTAAAAATCTTATAACGTTCGGACTGTCTAATTTTAGCTTCTATTTCCTGTTTGGTATCATAGAATTTTTTAGACAGTTCTTTAAAAGAATTAAATTCCTCTTCGGTTAAAAAATCCTGAGCTCTAAAGGTAACTTTAGGATAATACATCAGCCTGTCACTCCCCGATATGCCTGTTCAAATTCATCACTTACTTCAGCCATTTCATTTTTAGCTTTAGTGGATGCATCTTGTGCCTTTTTAAGTGCATTTGATGTGCGAGTTACCTGTGCTTTAGCATTTTGAAAACGCTTCTGCAATTCACCAAGATCAATACCTGAGTTAGATTTAGTTTTACGAGTTGCCATGATTACCTCCTATGGCCAGTTAAGCCCCAATAATTTAGGGCACTATTAAGATCATTAGAACATGCAGATGCCATTTGACATTTAGAACATTCTACTCCATATGTATAAGATCCTATTCTTATATCGAGTTTAGGTAACCCCGGTTCAGAACGTTTTATAGAACTAGGATTCTTAAACATGATTAAATTAGGCCTAGAACTACAACTACCGCAGTTACGTAATTCTTTTACTTTGCTTTGGAAAATGATATCAGTCATTAAATATTCCTTGTGAGACATTTAATAGTTTAGCAACTTCTGTTGAACGAGCATTTTTACCTGCTTGGAATACTCTTTGGATTATGCGATCCATTTGCTCAGCATCTTCTTTAGCAGTGAATTTAATTACAGCATCCATATGACGCTGTCCAGGATAACTTATTTCCCATTGACAAGCTTCTTTATTATCCCAAGGACATTGAATTAATTGTCCATTTAACCGTAAATATGCTTTACGTTGTATGGGAGCTTCTATTTCAATCATAACGTTATCCTTGTTGGTTGGTAGAGTAGGATTCGAACCTACATCTCAAGAGTCAAAGTCTTGGATCCTACCATTAGACGATCTACCATTGGTGGCCGCTACCAGACTCGAACTGGTAAGCCTTTCGGCGGCAGATTTTAAGTCTGCTGTGTCTACCTATTTCACCAAGCGGCCTTATCCTCAATCTTTCCTAAGTTCTTTTCGAATGTTCATTAAAATTTTACCTAAGTGATTTTCACCTATTCCAATAGGAGATTGACCCCAGAAAATATCACCCCAATAATTACCTTCAATTATTGGCATATCTCCAGTATTAAGAAGAAGTTCTTTTAGGACAGGATCTTTAAATTTAGTCATATTTATTTGGTACATTAAGCCAACTTTTATTGATTCCCAATTTGATACTTTAACATAGGATCTTCCTAAACGTTTAGCCTTACTAGGTGTCTTAGCCAATCTAACCATTTCAGCTTGCCAACTGTACATACACTTGAGTGATTGAAAAGCATGTTCATTAGTAGGGTAAATAAGCCCATTAGCTAGCTTAATGTCATGGTAATAAAAATTAGACAAAAAAGAGTAATTACCATCAAATGATGTAATTTCTGTCATATCAATTATGCTTACGGAGACGTTTAGGTAGCATGTGAGGAAACCATTTAGCCACCACAGCCAAAGTAGCGAGTGCTAATACTAGAAGAAATAGGATTACATCTACTACAACATATCCGGTTGCAAATGAGACTCCAAATCCCCCTGCTTTGATACCAATAGCTTCCGCAGGTACATCTTCGCCATAGTACAGTTCTTGCTCAGCAGTAAATTGTTCATCAGGTTTCATTTTCTTTTTCCTTTGCTATCCTAAGGTCTTCTCTTAGCCCTAAGAGTGTTTTTTGGTCACGTCGTTTACCCCCTCCTGTATAATAAAAATCATCCGACATTTCATTGATTTTCATTTGCTTAAGGTGGTCTTCGATTTGAGATTCAATCTCTGAAATAACAAAAGAGAATGTTTGGTTATTCATTGCTAATTACCAATCTTCAGTTAGTGCATTAAGTTCAAGCATTGTTTGTTCTTGTTCTTTCATAAGAGCTCTACCTTGTTCATCTTGGGAAAGTAAATGATCAATGCGCTGACTATCTTTTAAGAGAATATTCACAATCCTTTGTTTATTATGACTAATTCTTGCCAGATCATTCTTAAGCTTACTAATTTGTTTCATGCGTTCTTGATCAGCTATGAATGCTTGATCATCTACAACATCAATAATTCTAGTATGAGGTCCCCAATTGTAGTTAGAACGTTTACTTACCCGTTCAACCTTAACAATTGCATATTCAAAGTTAGTCCTACGATCAGGTACAATAACATAATCACCTACATTAATTCCAGGATGACTATTAGAGTAAGTATAACAAGTAGGGTTTCCATTAAACTTTACTGTCACATAAGGCCAAATAATATCTTCTTTACGTTTATAAAGATCAGAAGATACTTCATGAGTAACATCATCAACAAAAGATAGTGCTGCCGTAGTTCCTTCAAAAGGATGTTTATGAAGAGATTGTCTTACTGAAGCTCTTTGGAAGCGGGAAGCAAGATAAGGGATGCCTGGATTTTCAGTGGTTGTAATTTTATTAGCCACAACCTCACTTACTATATATTTTTTACCTTGCCTAAGAGTAATGCAATTAGTAGCATCTACGCATATTACTTGTTCATCAGGTCTAAATTTACGAGTTCTACCCATCGGATCAATCTCCATTTTCGGGTTGTGTTGTGATTTCAAATTTATCAAGTGCAGAATCAAAGATTCCAAAATCAGGAGAGCCATTTGGCTGCTCATTAACTAAACGCTTTACCATCTTAACATGTTTACAGGGAGATCTTCTAGAAGGACAACTACATGGCGGCCATATTTTTCTTACGATGGATGTTTCATAAGTTTCTAAAGGCATGCCTTCATCGTCAAGCTTAGTAACAGAGTATAAGCCAGGTGTGCTAGCTATTGCTCTAATGGAATATTTCAGTTTCTTCGCCATATCAAAATGTCCAAAAAATTTTTCAAAAATAGGCTTTTCTAAAAAGCTGCCCCTAAGTCCGTCACACTCAAACTACCTGGATAAGAAAACTAAAAGAGATATCCATGTAGCTCCTGGTAATGTGATTGCACATACCCAAAGCAAAAGTTTTAACCAATCAATACGTTTCATTATAGAGGTTCCCACCCATCTTTGTACCAAAACAATTTGTCACATTCAATGCAAGAACCTTCTCTATACCCATCGGCAATGACTTCTTTATGAAAACAGAAAAATTGCCGAATTTTCTTTTTGAATTTAAGAATCGTCATAATGTTTCATGTCCTCATGGAATTGAGCTACATATGCTGCATCATCTTTAACTTGTTGTGCTTGTTGAGCCTTAAGACGGTCTTTACCTACTTTAGAAGGTTTTTCAACAAGTTTCCAAGATTCCGTTTGAGTTGACCACCTTAAGACTCTTTGAGCTTCTTTGACGATGGCGAATATCTCATTATACTCACGCCATGATTCAGCCAACTTCCCAGGGAGTGCTTGTTTCTGTACAAGAGTCAGCTTATTAGGTTTCTTTCTGGACATGCTTTTCCTTTATTAAATTGTTACTTATATTATATATTGGCAATTAGGGGACAATCAAGAGTCCATTTTCTTTTTTAAGTTGTCCTTTAGCGATCTGCTTTTGACGGCGTGCTTCTTCTTTAAATGAGCTTCCTGGTTTGCCATTACCACTAAGACGGCGATATGCAGTATAAAGTGTAGAGCGTCCGCCATAACTTTTGTGATCTGGATTAGTAGGTTTCATCTGATATTCCTTAGGTTCCTTGGGTTCCGTTGATAAGCTTTTCAGCATTGGCTCCACTAGCAATTGCTGTAGTAAATGCTTCGCGAGTAAAGCCGGCGCTTCGAATTTGTTGCTCAGTATAGCCACTGACTTTGTCGCCTTGATTGGCTCTTTGTTCTGCTCCTGTTGCCCATCTGACATTATTTGGTTCATAACCTCTCATATTGTCAATGCGATCTAATGTATGATTCTTTGAAGGGCGTTTTCCAACATCTTTGAAGAATAGTTCAAAACCAGTTTCTAGATCATACCATTCATCACAAATGTCAATACCCCGAGCACTATAATGCTTTTGAGCAACATGTTCTTCATTGCGAGTACGTTCACGAACCATTAACCAGATACGGTATTCATTATTATAAATAGAACGTAATGATTTAGGGTTCTTACAACCGCAATGTGTTTTAGGATTACCTTTACGCTTAAGGTACATTTCCGGTACTGTTAGCTTAGCTCCACAAGAACATTCTACCCTCCAACGTTTTCGAATTGAAGGGCTAGTTTTCTTACCCCCTTTTCGAGTACGTCCAATTAATGTAAAGTCACCTACTTTCTGACCAATCTTAAGAACTGATTTTGTCATGCTTCAAGTCCGGCTTTCGGAATTGCATCAGGATGAATCAAAGTGAGGTAACAGCCTTTTGGATATAATTGGTTATTGTCCTCTTCTTTACTATTGAATCGTGATTCGGTATACATCATTGACCAAGCTCCATTCTGCATCTCAGGAATGGCAAATTGCTCTTTAAAATAATCACGGGCAACTTTCCAACTTAGAGTACTGTGAGGAACTTCGACTTCAATCCAGAAGTCCTTCATTGCTTCACCTTGTCTAGTACGATGAATTTGCCCAAATGTAAAGTAATAACGATCAATTTTAGGTGTCATGGTTTTACGATCTTTCCATCTGCATCAATAAGATTAGCACGACGCATTGAGCCGATATAATTATTGATGCGTATACGTTCTATTGTTGCTTTTAAAGATTCCTGATTAGTTAGTACGTTCAAGATCCAACGATTACGCAAACGATACAATTTATGTGCCGTTGGCATTGTTTTCAGAGAGACCCTAAAAGCTTGCCATTCACAATGATCATCAACTTCATAAACAGCCATCCTTACATGAACATGAGATGGTTGTTTGTATTCACCCATAAACTCCCAACATTTAATTTTGTCAGCAGCTAAAATGTCAAAGCGTTCATCCGGCAATGGTTTGCCAATTAAATGACGATACTCTTTGTCAAACTTTTTAAATTCTTTTGCCATGTTAAACCTATGTATCGTCCAAAACGCTTTTTATGATGATGTCAAGTTTCTCTTTTCTTTCTTCAAGATCGCATCTATGATCTTCCATATTTCCGAATTCAGTTTCACCTGTTGCACCATCATATGAGCCATATTCGCTATAAAGATCATTGATCTCTTCTTCATACATTGACTGAATTGCTTTAAAACCTTTTTCAAGCTTATCGATCTTAGCAGCTTGAGCCATAATATGAGCAGCAGTCTCTTTTGGATTCCGCTGAAGCTCAATGATCAACATGCGTTCAAAATCACTATGTGCCAATTTACTCATATCATTTGTTCCAGTATTTGTTTAATTTCAGAGTCAGACACAGAATAGTCATTGATTGATGATTTCCCACCATATTCATGCACTAACTGAATAGACGCAACACACTTATCGCCGAGTTTGACACTTAGTGTTTCCATATCAGATGCACCGATCTCCAACATAATATCATTGCAGTTTGTGCTGCCGAAAATAGCGACATCCCCTTCTTCGTCGAATATGGTGATCGAAGTACCTTTTTCAAGTAATGCAGCTACCAAAACTTTTGTCTGCTCATATGATGCATATGTCTTTTCCATCATGATGCTTCCTTAGTAAAAATACCGTTGTCTTCGCCAAACTGGGTTTCTTGGAAATAGTCGTCGATCTCGACACAAAGCTCTACTACTGTCTCACAATAGCCAAGAGTGTCGGCGCCATTTTTTGCAAAATACCCATCTTCATTATGCTTCACGATAAGTCCCTTATAGGATCCCATTGTCTTTGCTGTATTACCACTCATCATGATACCCCGTTCAAAATTTCTGAAATGACATTACATTGTGTAACATATGTATAGTCTTCACGTTCAACACAACGTTCATAATATTGATCAAAAGCATACCTAACAGCTCTTTGTTGAATTATATTCAATTCTTCAAAAAGAGAAAAAGGCATATCTCCTGAAAAACTTACCATCAAACCTTTATCACAAGTTTCAAGTTCAATAGTAAATTTGCTTGTTGTAGGAATCATAAGTCCCATCATGATGATGTGCCCTCTTTGAAAGCTTTACGAGCAGCACGAAGGCTTTCGTTCGTATAAGGATCGAGCTTTGCTCCGCCTGCTTTATTTGGAGGAAGCTGCGTGACATCATTCTTTGAGAGATAATCCTCAATCAAAGATTTGTCTTCAGCAGATACAACTTTAGGTGCATTTATGTGGTTCATCTTGAGTCTCCATCGTCAAGGTTAGATATTAATGAACAGTCTTATTTAAATAAAAGGTGGTGAGCGAGGATAGAACTTAGCAACGTTTTAGAAAAATTAGATTGGCTACTAAATCTTCTAAAGGACTAGTTTCCATACCTTCATCTGCATATTCTAATTGCCCGCTCACCGTACTATCCTTTAGCTTAAAGTCCAACTAGATGATAGCTTCCGGACTTGGATTAATGAGACGATTTGTGCCAATCGTTAAATAAGTTACAAACATGAATAACTTATTGGACTTTTTTGTTCATTCCACTAGTAAACAGGGAAGCCGACTAGCCGGGAAGATTTTGTTAGTCCGATGAGGCTCATTAACCACTAAATTATGTAGGATATTACAAAATCGAACTTTGTCTGATCGAACTCTGGAATGCAACCCCAGCACTGAATTTGTTAAAATACGTTGCATGTATTTATTTTTGTTCAGTCTTTGTAGCTTTTGTAATATCCGTATATTTCATTGTGTAGGATTTACCCTACGAGGTGCATTGTCTCTCTCCACCAATGTTTCCCATTTTCTTTGGGAGAAACCATATTAAGTAAGAAATTTGTTTCTAATATGGTTTCATTCAATATAATTATATTATATTGAAAGTTTATTGCCCTCAAGAGAAAAATAATAGGCAAATTAAATTAATTTTCTGGGGGATGGAAAATGTAAAAATAAGCTCCGTGCCTAATTGCGTCCCTGGCGTGTCTCTCACCAACCGCCTCCATACCCCAAGCTTCGAGCTTTTCATCAGTACAGAATTGTTTGGCTTCTTGAGCTGTTTGTCCCTTAGGGATGATATTTGCTTGAAGAGATAAGAAACGTATGATGCCAATTATTTGTGCTGTATGTACTTCAGACCAAGCATGAGTATCTGTCTTCCATTGATAAATTCGGTATACTTCGTAAACAATCTTATCCGGTCCTTTACGATAGATAAGATCACGTAATTCAACTAATTGTTCCCAAGTATATTCAGTTGTGCGGATTTGTCCTGATGAATGCAAAACCCCCTTACGAAAGAAAGCCCAACCTACTGTTTCACCAGGATCAAAAGCTAGTACATCGAGTTCCATATTTTGAGGATTCTTAGTCTGTACGAATTTTTCAAAAGGTAGCATTATGTTTAAATCCTATTATTGAAATAAGAGCAAGAAAAAAGGGCCTCCTAATTAAAGGAGACCCTTTCCATCCTAAGACTGCTATTGGGGGGAGGGGGGCAATCTCAGGATCACTGAAGATGAAGACTTAACCCTCAGAGGATTCACCCTCACCTTCAGTAGCCTTAGCTGCATCTTCTTCAGCCTTCGTAGCAGCTTTTGCAGCAGCTTTCGTAGCAGCTTTTTCTTCCTTACGACGATTAAGCTCTGCTTCAGAAGGTCCACCTGCGAGACCTTTTGTAGCCGCAAATACAATCTGATAAGGGATTGTGTTTTCGCCATTTTCAGAAGTACATTCTTCAACAATATGATCGCGAATCTGACTGCGTGTCATTTTGTCGGCTTCTTCAATGCCTTCACCTACCCAAAGCTGACGAATATAATCGGTACGATTAACAGCTTCACCAGATGGCGTAGTAACAATTCGCTGACGCTTGTCAACTTTCGGAGCTTCTTCGGCAGGTGCTTCAGTTGCTTCAGTTGCTTCGGTTACTGTTTCTTCTTTTGCTTTACGTGACATAATTGATAACCTCCAAAGGTATCTAACTAGCTAGTTGTTTACGTTTTTGATAAGTTGCATCCGCTAACTCATCAACATTATTTATAATATAGCATAAAGTGATGGGCTTCAACAGAAATCTTATGGTCATTGAGATATTTTTTTAGTGTCAACCTTATAATGCATTCGATTACCTTTTTTACCTACTTCTTTAATACCTGTAGTTTCATGTATCATATGTTTAGAGTTCGCAATATAGATTCCAAGCTTACGAGTAGCTTTCAATAAGGTACATTCTTCAAAGTCAGGATTACTTGCTGCCCAAGCTACAATATCCTTAACTGTAAATTCAGGTGAAGATGAAGTTGTCTTAGCTTTATATTTGGCAAATTCTACTAATCCTTCTAAAGCCCAGTCATTAGCTGACACTAACTTATTGACATCACCTGATAATCTTTGAGGAATCCATTCATGATCAATATTAAATACATCTCTTGCCATAATAGTTAAAGCTTGTTCAAAGTTAATTAAACGATGCTGAGCTCTATATGATGAATTCCAATTCTTTTTAATTACTTGGAAGAATCTTTGAAGTACAATGAAATGATGAGCTAACCAATATTCTCTACCTTTTCTAGATTCTAATTGTCTTTCCTTCCATGAAGAATCATATGACAAAGAGCCATCAGCTTGACTAGATTCATACTTATCGAACTCTACTACTATTGCACGTTGAAGAAGGTCAGCCGCCATAAATGGTTGTGCAATTGCAGTAAAACAAAATACGTTGTCAACTTTAATCCTCATAAGATCTGCATTAGAATAAAGCTTGCGCATTTCTACATGTGGTTGAGGTTCCGTAATCAAACGACAAATCTCGTCAGATAATGTTGTCCTTAAAGCTTTGTTCAAAAGTTGCACATTGTCTGTCACATGCAATCCGCCAGAGTTAGCTAATGCTGCATGCCAATCTTTAATGTCTGTAGGTGCATTTTTAAGATCTGCTCGTCCTGTTTGTATTGATAGACGAAGTTCATAAAGTGTTGATTTACCTGATCCAGATTCCCCAATTACAAGCTCTACTGGTAACTGAGATGATTTCCACCTATACAGCCATGGTGAGATATAATATAAAAGAGCCAGCAGTGTTTGTGCATCGCCTCTTTCCTTAAGTCTAGTTTCACCTAAGACCTCATTCCACCACATAGGAATTTTACCAGTTTCAACCTCTTCCTGCTTAAGATGCTTTACAGCTTCAAGAAACTTTTCCTGATCTAATTCTTCAGTACAATCTGCTTCAAATAGAATACCATCATCACCGTTCTTTTTTATTGAGATGTCATCAGCATCAATATATACATAATGCCCATTACCAATTTGATAACGTACACAATCTTCATGACCTTTGGGACGTGCTAATATTCGATGTGGTATTACTTCTTCAATAGGATTCTCACCTGTAAACTGAGCACCTAACCATTGCATTAATCTTTGGTCTGCTGCTGGAGATATTCCATAACGTTTATACAATAACTTACCGAAGCTAGTTTCCTGTAAACTCGTTCTGGCATCAAGATTAATATTTACTTGCATCAAGGCAGAAGTCTTATTATCGAAGTAGTACATCTGGTCTTCAGACTTACTGTGCATTCTATATCCAGAAGCATCAAGTTCAGCAATAAGTGCCATAGATATCGATTGCATTTCTTTACGTGCAATCTTAGTCTTTTGTAATTTTTTAGAAATGAATTCTCTAGCATTAGGATGTTGCGGAAATGCTCTAGGGTTATTTATTACGGCATTATAAAGTTTACGAAAATGCGCAGGTCCGCCGGAATCATGCATTAGAAAATCGTCTAAAGCAACTTTCTGAGAGGTATCTAAAGATGGAAGTATCAATTGCTTAATTTTATCCATCTCAAGACCAATATGCCTTAACTCATATCCTAAAGAAGCAGCAGCTCTCTGTACAGCAGGTTTAACTCCAGTAAAAATATCCGTGTCGTAGATAATCATTAGAGAATAGTTATTATATAATGCGAATGACGTAAGTTCTTCGAAACCTTTAGCCCTAGCACTACTTGTCATTTCCTCTACCATAGCTGTAGCAGGTAATTGCGCTTTAATGGTCCCAGCAGCATAATTAAATCTTGACAACTGCGTTTCCTTGGGTAGGATAATAGAACGATTCTTCCATGAATCTACTCCACCAAAAGCAATTGCAGGAAATCCCATTTTACATGCTAAAACTGCTTTCTTCTCCCCTTCAGTAATAATAATTACCTTCTGTTTCGACTGCTTAAGAGTCTCTTGAAACTTAGGTGGGAAATATACGTGATTTAAAGAATTCTTAACCTGTTTATATTTAGGATCATTCTCACCACCATTCAATAGTCGAGTCCTATAAAAAGGAACACGTTTACCATTAATATCAAAGTAAGGAATAGAATAGCCGTTAATACCCTTTTGGATATTGCATGCTTCTCGTTCCGTATCATCAATAGGACTAGCTTTAAGATCTTGCATTTCAAGACCGGACCGTTTAAGGTCATCAACTATGTCCTCTAACACATTGTTGGACATAGGTTATTCCCCTAATTGAAATACGGTATATTGCTGTTTTCTGCCTGCAGGAGTCTCCGCTGCGACATCTTCTACAATAACTGTTCCTTCTGCAATCATTTCATCAAGAATAGGACGCCAAAGTCTAACTGGTAAAGACGTACCTAATCCTACTTGGATCATAGCATGTGATAACCTTGGAAAGATCGTTAAGATATGGTTAATCTTAGCTGCAATTTCTTTTTCTAAACCATTGTGCATTACATTTACTTTCTTTGAGCCTAGCTTATGACTTATGTTCCCAGAAGATATTACCTTTTTCATCATAGGCGACTTCGTATCCATTAAAATAGTCTATGACTAAACATGGAATTTTTGCAGGTAATTTACCTGACTTGACCATTTCCGAATCATCAAACAAGGTTACGTTTTCAAATTGTATCGCACCTAAGTACTTATAATCATCATTATCCTCAAGTAGGTAATCATCACAATATCCAATAGTAATTCCTAATATTTTAATAGGGTGCGTATCTTTTGGAATAACACGCCATCGGGTTATGTGTGATTGTCCCTTGATTCTGTTAACGGTCATTACAGAATCCTTTGAAAATAGGTGCTCTTGGCTTTTCTTTTACACCATAGGATTGATATGTAAATGTGACTAACTTACCTAAATAATCCATTTGATTATGCCAGATTTTAATCCTGGTTGCTTTGTCAAAACCTGAACCAATATAAAAAGTCATACCATCAAATGGAGTACCTGGAATACCCATAACTTTCATGCGCCCCATGAGATCATCCGCTATTTTATTCTCTTGAGAGGCACTTCTAACAGTATATCCTAGAGCGTCTGTAGTGGCTTCATTATGATTACGTTCTAAAGCTTCGAAGCCAACGATCTTTCCTTCACAATCCTCAAAACGTTTGACAGCTACTAAACCCATTTGTTTGAGAGTTGAGCGACCTTGTTTATAAAGGGATGTATTATGTCGAAACATTAACCCTTCATAATTACGTCCAAGAAAAACTTGTTCTAATTCTTCAGTTGCTTTTAGATTATGGGACCATACTTGAGGAACTTCAGTAATGGAAATTTCTAAAGGATCTTCAACTTTACCTATTCCACAAAGCCTATTGCTAAGATGGTTGATACGATCAAAAAAAGCTCGGTCCAAAAGACTACAATCATCAAAGACGTGAAAACTGATTCCTTCAATGGTTTCATCATGTGTCATTACCTTAGATTGTGTCTTCTGGAAGCTGTAATCAGAAGATTCATGATTTCCGTAAATTAACTCACCATCAAACCCAGACAGTAAACTATGTTCTTTTTCAAAAAATGCTCTAAGTGCTTTATTAGGAATTGGCTTAAGCGAACGTGTTACTGCACCTAATTCTGGATGAACTACAATACGGATACCGTCTAATTTGGGTGAGCAAATGAAACCTTCATCCCAAGGTACTGTAGGAAGGTATTCTTCGTATGTCTGATTTTTCTTTAACTTAGCAGCCAACATTGGTCTAAACATTAGTATATACTCCTTTAGTATCTTTAAGGTACTCTTGCCTCATTCTATCAAATAAGCGATCAAGGTTATCATCATTATCCCGCATAGCTAAGATTCGATCAACCCCTTTTTGGATTCCATATCTAGATACTCCAGTAGTTAGCGCAATATAATGAGTACACCAACCACATTCAGTGTGAACAAAATACCAAATCATATGCCTACGTAGAACATACTTCTCAGTCCTTCGACTTGTTCGGAACATATCTCTCAGAGAAAAATTAATTGTAGATTCTTTGAAATAGACATTAAAATTAACTACTGCCCACAGCATAGATTGAATGACACAGTATTCGTGCCCACTTCTAATTTCCTTTGATATTGCTTTACGACTCATTGGGGATCCTATTAATTCAATATAATATAATATATCTATCTCGGCATTTCAACTAGAAAGGCATGTCAGGCTTCTTTTTATTTTTAGAGGTACTTTCAAGGTATACTTTAAGGTTTTCTAAGAGGTCTAGGAGCTCTCCAGGTAAGTCATAAATATCCTGATCTAGCCATTCTTCTACACCATTTTGCATCTCCTCCAAAGTAGGTACTTCAAGCTTATGTTTTGCTTCTTCCCGTTTTTTCCTCTCGGTCCTATAATGCTTCCCTAACGCGGAATTAATACGTGGTAGTCGTTGGGATATTGGAATAGACTTAACGACATTAAAGAACTCACTGGAAGAGACATAAGTATCGAAGTCTAAAGATGCTTCAAAGCCCTCACCCTTCTCAATTGAAGCAGCCATAATTGTTTTATTACCTGAATGTACAATCATCTGCATGATACGATGTTTAACCCACCAGAAATCTTTTAAAGTCCTATCTTCAGTCAGTTCCATATCCCTAATGAAATTATAGGTAAATCTGGAAGGGCTTTCAAGCTCATATGCTCTCACCCCTTTATAGTATACGTACTTAGAGCGTCCTTCATAAGCTTCTACCCCATTATACACATGTAAAGGATCTCCTGTTTCAAGAAAGACTTCTGCATGCTCATCTTCATGAATAGATGCAAACTCGTCATGCTCAATGATAAAAAAGGAAGAATTTTCAGCTAAGGCAATTTCCTCATCTGTGCAATAGGCATCACCGTTCTCATCTTTAGTATTAGACATAAGTTCACGATAAGCTTGCCATAGTTCCCAGTTTTTACCAAGTTCCAAAGTGAAAGGTAATTTACTATAAACCCATTCACCAGGCTTACTATCTTCAATATGACGTTTCTTAAGCATAGCAAAAAGGGTCTTTGTGCCTCGATAGTCATATTCTTTAGTATAAAGTTCATAGTGCATAAAACCTGCATAAATTGTAATTTTAGCACCTTCTCTCAAAAGAACAGCTATGGCATATTTCAAACCTGTACCGAAGTATCCAATAGGGCTATCAGAATTAGGTTTTTCATTAAGTCCGAAAGTAGTTAGTCCTACAATGTCAAAGATTCCAGGAGTTTGAAAAACTGTCGTTCTTTGAGAGATTTGAATGATTTCTTTATCAGGGTCAGTATTAGCAATATTTGGCATGTTAAGATTCCTTAGGTTTTGGGATATAATCACCAGATTCAATTAGTTTAATAGCTTTCTGTCCTGCATGAGTTTTACAGAGGAATTCACCACCGATGCAAAAAACAGCACCATGTTGACACTTTTTATGATCCCATTCGGGCCGCCTTTTCAAATAATGTTCCTTACGCCAGTTAGGGTTATGTGGTGTTTCTGGGATTTTACGTTCACATTGAATGAGTTCCTTATATACAGGAACTACAGGTTCAGTACGAATACGCTTTAATTTCTTAGTACGTCGCATTGATAAACTCCGGGTGATCTTTAGGCCAACCAAGGCAATGAGCTCTCTCATGCCTAACAAAAAGGTAATAAGCAAATTCTCCGACTAAAAGTCTGCTAGGGACATATATAATGCACCAAGTACCTGCAAGCTTAAGATCGTTACATGCTAGAGCTCTGTCATTAATACAATGAGCATCAAGCTCTTCAAAGGATAATTCTTTGATAACAATCATTACTTGATCCGAAGGTAACACTGGTCGATCATACTCTTTAGGAATAGGTTTCCATGTAGACCTCGTAAGTTGGCTCCATTGGAAATATGTAAAGTCTTTAGCTTCTTCTAATGCGGTTGGACTTTGTTCATAAGCTTCAAGACTATTCGAACAAGACATTAAACTTAAAGACAAGACTAAGGCTAAGACTTTATTAGACATTAGAGATCCTTTGCATGAAGTTCAGGTGAAAGAGTCATTGTGATGCTTTCAATTTAAATTTGCAGGATAAAGTGGTTGGTTTATCTTTGTAATCTTTCAATGCAGATAGTTGTCCAAGATACTGTTCAATGTCATCTATAAAATAAGGGTGGTGTGACAACAAGATATCAAATGACAAATTGCTTTTTAAGTCCTCATTTGGTGAATGTATGCCATTCATAATGGTAATTTGTTCTTGTGTCAGTGGTTTTTGGGAAACTGCAACTAACGAAATTCTACCATCACATGACATTGCACAAAACTCATTAACGGCATGCGCTCCTGTAGTTAGCATGGATTCGAACTTATCAAGAGCATCCAAATGCCTATTCATATACCATTTTTCTTTCCTTACATGATCAACGATTATGAAATTAAATGTAGGAGGCCTAGGAATCTGATTTTGTGCCATCTTGCAATTCCTCTACTTTTTCTTTTAGGTTTGTGACAACTCTACGAGATACTCCCTCCCTTAACAAGATCCTATAACGAGGATCTAAAAGAAGGAATTCCTGTTGCGTCAGTTGCATAAGAGTATCTGAAAGTGTTTTTGCAGCATTCCGACGGGCTTCATGATTTGGTTCAGCCATTACTAAAAGAAGTGAACGAATGGTAGGATTTGGGTGTTTATCGATCATCAATGGTTCAAATGTCAACGGACCTCGCTTTGCATATTTGCGCATATGAGACGTAGTACGTTGTCGAATTTTCATAAATTCCGGATGGTTTGTTTCTTCAAAATAACGAAGTGTCTTTAAGATAACTTCATCAGTCATAGCACCGATAGCAATAAGCTGACCATCTGGCAATACCCACAATGCTGGATGAGGTAATCCTAAGACATAAATGTCCTTAAACTCCTCTTGAAGCTTTTTCATAGAGCGTCTATGGCTAACGGTTGCATTAATAAAATAAAGCGTCCCTTGTTGTTTAGTCATTTTGTAGCCTCAATTTTTTCGTCAAGTTCTTTCATCCTAGTATCACATATTTCAAGCAAGTCTTTCAAGTTATCAATATCTTTTTGGGCATCTTCTTTCACTTGTCCAAAACGAAAACGACGCGCTTTCAGAATCTCATGAGCTAAAAGACCCGATGCATGGACTTTATATTCATGAAATCTGTTATTGTTGATAGTGTTCGAAATTTCCTCATAAACACAACCTCTAAATAGGTCTTTGTTCTTAAAGGTATGAAACCAAACACTAGGTAGCCAAATGACATTATTTTCGAAGTCAACGTATTCATGATGTTCTTTTACTGTGATATATGCATCTGCCTCTGGAATTACTAGACGTAGATCAATGCCACCGAATTTATTAAACGAAATACCTAGTTGCCAATCAATATTACGGGAATTCTTTTTTCGAAAGGTGAACAATTTTTTAGGTACTACATAGGGTTCGTAGATCATGATGTCTTGTTTCTTTTCTTGAGTAACTAAGAAAGATTTACCTCGAATAGGCAGCTTTCCAGTTGTCCAATCCGAACGATTTCATCATGAAGTTCAACCGCCGAGATAAGCCCATCACGAAACTGGCTTAGCGGTTCTGCAAACTGGGTAGCAAGGTTTTGATCCGCCTCTCGGGCAGCATCCCACATCGCACCGCCCTCTGGTTCAGTCTTCCGATTGATAGGGAAGGGAAAGGCTTTTTCCGCATCATCGAACAATTGCTTTATACGGTCTACAAGGTTCATTTCATCCTCCATTTTTCCGGAAACCGGAAAGTGTTGCATTTTAGACACAGTTATCCAGTTGCCCGATTGAAAGGGATGGAAAGGTTTTTTCTACGTTGGCTCCTGACAGGTTGGCTTCCAACAGGTCGGCTTGCCACAGGTTGGATTCTGACAGGTCGGCTTGCCACAGGTTGGCTCCAAACAGGTTGGCATACGTCAGGTCGGCTCTCCACAGGCAGACTCCCCGTAGGTTGGCCTTCTCCAAGTTGGCTCCCGACAGGTTGGTTTCTCGTAGGTCGGCTCCTTCTAGGTCGGCTCTCCATAGGTTGGCTTCCGATAGGTTGGCTCCTCGCAGGTTGGCTTCCCGCATATTGGCTCCATTCAACCAACCCCATTTAACAGCGGCACCAATTTGGTGGGATCGCGATTTGGCTTTAAAGCTGGCGTCAATCTCCGCTATGAATTGAACGGAACCAGAAAAACGGTTTTTAATTTCTACCTTCATGGGAACTACTCCGCTGTCCGATTGATAGGGAAGGGAAAGGCTTTCTCACGTGGTATTGACATATAAGTTTGCCAAGTGTATAGAACTTTGCTATCAGGCATCTGAAAAGTTACTTCAATATATCTTTGCATAGCAATATTTCCTTTGTTGCTTAGATCTTAATATTATAATATAGTGTTTTTCAATAGCCCTCAAGAATTAATTTGTGGTTGTTGGGGGGGGGGGGGGGGTCGCTA